TCTGTTTATTAATGGTGTGGCTCAGATTGACAGTCTCGTTGCGGACACCGCTGATATTAACGGGGGTAGCATTGATGCGGCAACAATCGGATCTGCTACACCAGCATCAGGTGCGTTCACAACAGTATCGACTTCAGGACAGGCAACGCTTGCTACAGTTGATATTAACGGTGGGACAATTGACGGCACTGTTATTGGGGCTACTACAGCTTCCAGTGGTGCTTTTACTACTCTATCTGCTACTAGTGGGATTACTGGAGACTTAACAGGTAATGTAACGGGTAATGTTACAGGTAACCTGACAGGGGGAAATGTTACAGGAGATGTAACTGGTGATCTAACTGGTAACGTAACAGCTTCTTCAGGCACATCGACATTTAACAATGTGACTGTTAATGGTCAGTTGAATATGGATGCGGCTACGACTGCAACCATCGTAAACCTAACTGATCCTACGAACGCTCAAGACGCGGCTACAAAGAATTATGTAGATACTAATGACGCTCTAAAACTGAACTTGGCTGGCGGCACAATGTCAGGCAATATCACGATGGGTGGCAATACTGTAACAGGTCTTGCAACACCTAGTGCAAGTTCAGACGCGGCAACTAAAGGGTATGTTGACTCTGAGGTTGCGGCTGTAATTGATAGCGCACCCGGAGCTCTTGATACTCTAAACGAGTTGGCGGCGGCTCTAGGCGATGATCCTAACTACGCAACCACAATTACAAATGCTCTAGCCACAAAACTGCCACTTGCTGGTGGTACAATGACTGGCGCAATTGTTATGGGCACCAGCAAGATTACCAATCTTGGAACGCCTACAGCATCAGCGGACGCAACTACAAAAGCATATGTAGATGGCGTAGACGCTACTAAACTTAATTTGGCTGGTGGAACCATGTCTGGTTCTATCGCAATGGGCAGTAACAACATTACTGGCCTCGCTACACCATCTGGTAATGGTGATGCGGCAAACAAACAATATGTTGATACGCAAGATGCTCTAAAGCTGTCACTATCTGGTGGCACTATGTCTGGCACCTTGAACATGGGCACAAACACCATTTCTAATGTTGTTGACCCAGTAAATGCTCAAGATGCGGCTACTAAGAATTATGCAGACAGTATCCTTGGTTCTGCTACAGCGGCGAGTGCAAGCGCGGCGGCGGCGGCAACAAGTGAGGCAAATGCTTCAACTAGCGAAACTAATGCGGCGACAAGTGCCACACTAGCCCAAGATTGGGCCACAAAAACAAGCGGTACTGTTGACGGATCTGAATTCTCTGCAAAATACTACGCTAACCAAGCGGCTACGGCGTATGTAGCAAAAGCGGGATCTACCATGTCTGGGGATCTCAATTTAAATGGCAATGAAGTGCAAAATGCTGTTTTAACTAGTGCGACAATAAGTTATAATGATATTACAAGTATACAGGCTAATGTAAGGTCTGAGTTAAGTGCAAGTGGTAGTATTAACTATAACAGTAGCACTGGTGTAATCAGCTATACTCAACCAACCACCGTGAGCACTTTTACCAATGATGCGGGTTACGCAACGGTGGATGATTCAACAGCATTAGCAATCGCACTGGGATAAATAAAATATGGCAAACACATTTAAAAATGCTCACAGTGCAGGGACAGGGACAGCATACGCTACGGTATATGCCGCACCTGCGGGCACCACGACAGTGGTTTTAGGTATGTCCCTGTGTAACACAACTACTGGATCTATCGTAGTAGATGTCCAATTTAGGGATGCGGGCTCAAGTGCTCGTAAGATGCTTACAAGTGTTGATATCCCCGCTGGCTCAACTCTCGAAGTATTATCAGGTCAGAAATACATCCTAGAACCTACGGATGATATTCAAGTTAAATCAAATACTGCTTCTAGCTTGGATGTAGTTATGGGCGTAATGGAGATCACTTAATGGCATATTTGGGTAACAAGCCAGTAAACAATTTTGTATCGTTTGCAAAGCAGGATATCACTGGAAACGGTGGTACGTCTTACAGCCTTGATTACCCTGTAACTGGCGCAAATGATATTGAGCTTTTTATCAATAACGTGCGACAGGAGCCAACTGAGGCTTACTCTTGTTCTGGTTCTACATTGACTCTTACTGAGGCTGTAAGCTCTTCTGATGACGTTTACGCTATCTTTAGAGGTAGAGCTTTACAGACAGTAGTACACCCTTCAGACAGCGCATTAGAGGCTTCTCAAGCTACTATATCTGGAAGTACAGTTGCTAACGGAACTGTTGGTGTAAATAATTCTTCCCCTAGCTATCAGGTAGATATAACTAGAAGCACAGGCGGAACTGATATTATGCGCGTTAAAGGGGATGTGCATAATGCGTTTATTCGTTTTCAAGATAGTGATAATACTTCAGATTTTACAGTGGGTTCTGATGATAATGGCCCTACAGGTTCTGGCAGTTTTGTCATATACGACAGAAACGCAAGTTCATACCGCTGGAGGCTTGATTCTTCAGGCCGTGTCACGATGCCGTATCAGCCAGCGTTTTTGGCATCTGCAACAAGCAACAGTAATTATACTTCTGTATCTTCCGGTACTGCATTTCCTGCAAACACCGCATATAAAAATGTAGGTGGTCACTACGACACGACAACATACAGGTTTACTGCACCGGTTAGTGGATTCTATTTGTTTTGCTGGTCTGCTCTAACAAATAACACCACCAGTCAGTCAAGACCAACAATTATGGTTAACGGCTCAACATCCGGCCATGCTGGCGGCTTTAGGCCAATGACCGGTAATGACCCCGGCGCACTTGGAAATATGTTTTCTACAGTTACCTATCTAAGCGTAAACGATTATGTATCCGCCGCCTCTGACAGTGGAAACTTATATTTTTACGGTGGTAATCATAATGCATTTTCAGGAATTTTGTTAAGCTAATTCAACGGAGAAAAAACAATGGCAACACTATCAGTAAATATAACTGACACAGAAATGAAGGCGATGGAATATGTTGCCATGTCGCCCCTTGCTTGGGCCGATAATGCAATAACTAACCGCGCCCGTATCGCAATGGATGAGATTATAAGCATCTACACAGCCCGTGCTTTGGACGAGGGTGTTCAAATTCCTACGACACGAGATGAAATTGTAAATGATGCATTCGCTCGTGGCTGGGTACAAACAGCGGCAGAACGAGAGGCAGATAATGGCTCTATCTAAAATTGAAACTAACTCTCTTGATGTAGGCCAGATTGGTGGGCGTAGAAATATGTTTCTGAACGGGGCGTTTCAGGTTTGGCAACGCGGAATTAGCTTTTCCTCTGCGGGTAGTGGCACAAACGCCGATATGTGGCGATGTGAACCTCGTAGCGGTACTACTGTGGCAGTGGATCGTACAACAGATGTTCCTGTGAATACAAACTTTTCATACTCATGGAAGTGTTCTGCCACGGGAGCGACTGATGATGGCTTCCACCTTCGTACCGCAGTTGAGTTAGACGAGGCAGGTAACTATCAAAAGTTTGCCCAAGGCACAAATCTTATTCTTTCATTCTGGGCGAAGAAGACTTCTGCGGGAACACAAACAAGTCTTAACCCTGTTCTGTTTTTAGCAAACGGTATGAATGGTAATTCTTATACACAGAATGCTACGAGAACCGAAAGTAATGGTACTCTGACAAACAATTGGCAACGCTTTGTGTTCCACTACACCTGCCCTACATGGGCGGCTGGTGCGGGGAGCCTTAGTGATATGAAGTGCCTTGTTCTACGTCTACTTATGGGAACGAACGATACACCTCAAGACCTGTACCTTACAGGCGTCCAACTAGAGTATGGCTCAGGAGAGCCAAGTTCCTTCGAGCATAGAAGCTACGGTGAAGAACTACAGCTTTGCCAACGCTATTTTGAACGAACAGGCATAGGTTCACCGGGTATTGCAAATTCAACTACGGGAATTTGGACAGGTCTTACTTTCAAAACTGCAAAAAGAGCAACCCCATCTGTTAGTTTAATATCCACAACTATGCGTTACTATAAATTTGGTGTTTCAAACAGAGACACGACTTCCGCGAATGTTAGCGGAATTTACTCCAATAATAATGGAATGCTTGTAAAAGTAGAGGGTTTTAGTGGCCTTAATGCCAATGAAAGTACCCTGCTTGGGGGGCCTAATGGGAACACAGAACCCGACACCTTTAATATAGATGCGGAGTTATAATTATGTATGAAATGAATATTACTTCCGCACAGTATGTTTCTATAGAAGGCACAACTAATAGTATTAACGCTACTATAGAGGGTGGAAATATTGTTGTTCCTATCGATCCTAACAACCGACACTACGCAGAAATTACGCGTCAGGTTGAGGCGGGTGAATTAACAATACAGGAGGCTTCTGACTAATGCCTTATTTAGGAAAAGAACCTGTACGCGGTTCGTTCAAAAATCTTGATACAATCACACCGAACGGGGCCTCTTCCTACAGTCTTCTGTATAATGGTTCAGCGTATGACCCGGGACAGGCTGAACGTCTAATCGTGTCAGTTAACGGTGTAACACAAGCCCCTAACGTAGCGTATACTGTTAGTGGTAATACAATTACATTCACAGCGGCGGTAAGTTCATCTGACGTAATTGATTACATTGTCGGTATGGGAGATGTCTACGATGTAGGCTCCGTATCAGACGGTACAATTACACCTGCTAAACTAGCTTCTACGCTAGTCCTAGATGATACACCGATCCGTACAAACATTAACACGTTGGATAACGCCGTAACGGTAGCCGCTAATCAGAATGCTTTTGTAGCAGGGCCTGTGACGATTAACGCGGCACTCACAGTTAACGGAACATTTACGGTGGTATAGATGGCATCAGAAATTACAGTACAAACAATTAAAGGCCCTACCTCTGGAGCCAATGCGAATAAGATCATCGTACCGAGTGGCCAGACGCTGGATGCTAGTGCGGGGACGCTTAATCCCTCTGCTGGCCAAGTTGTTCAAATCAAACAAAACACATACTCAACATGGACAACAACAACATCAACAAACTGGGGTTCTACTGGACTAACCTGTCCAATAACACCAAAATTTTCAACCAGTGAGTTGTTAGTTCATATAACTGTTGCTGGTGGTTATTTAAGTACCGCAAACGAAGTTATGTATCTTGCGTTATATCGTGATGGAAGCCTTGTTTCTCGACTAGATGACACCCTTGGTCATGTTTATGCCGGCAACGGCATATCTGGTGCGTGGACATTCAGACACACTGCGCCAACTACATCAGCCACAACATATCAACTTTATTGGACAACAAACAATGTTGGGACGATTGGCATAAATAACTACGCTGGAAGGATTGGTGCAAATAGCAATACAAAGTCTACAATGACAATTACGGAGATCGCACAATGAGTACACTCTACGTTGATAATCTCCAGCCTAATTTGGGTACTGGCGTAAGCATTCCGGGTCATATGGTTCAGGTTGTTCAAGGCACAGCCGGAGAAGTTAATATAAACGCTGGCAATTATGCTCTTATAAATGTGTCTTTTACACCCAAATTTGTAGGTAGTAAATTTTTAGTTATTTGCACAATACCAAATATAACAGGAACCGCTGGAAATTACTTCCAGTTATATAATTACATAGGAACAAGTGCAACTCCGACAGATAATACTAGGGTCATTTATGCTAGGACATCTATGATCGGCACGGGTGCTAGTAATACACAAACTTTAACTGCAAGTGATTATGGAAGTTTTACCTGTTCGTCTACAGCAACCCATTATGTTTCTGCATCAGTCACAACTGAAGGCAGTATGACTATAGCTAGACACAGTGCCACTTGTAAGTTGCAACTTATGGAGATCGCACAATGAGCAGTATCTTAAAAGTCGATCAAATCCAGTTAGCGAACGGCTCTACTCCTACTGCGGGTGATCTTGGGCTGAATACCACAGGGTCTGTGTTGCAAGTTAAAAATGCAGAAGTAAATTCTGTAGCAACCTATAGTAATAGTGCTAGTGCTAGTGACATTACAGGATTAACAATCAACATTACCCCGAAGTTTTCTAATAGTTATATGTATATTACCTGTCATATATCCTATTCAACATCAAACAACGGGTGTGGCAATCAGATAAGATTGAAAAGAGATGGAACGCACATCGCAAGAGGGTTTCACGCTAGTACATCAGATGGATGGTTTGGTTTAGATAATAACTTTTCGCAACCTAACTCCACAGGGTTACTTATGAATGCGTCAGGTTTTCATTTGGATCAACCAAACACAACTTCACAGGTAACTTATCAAGTAGAGCATTTCGGAGTTGGGGGAACTAGCCCTCTAAAAATATGTGCTTCTGATGTTGGCCATCTAGGTGGAGTTTGCACACTGACTGTAATGGAAATAGCGGGGGTAACGGACATGGCATTAACTAAACTCAATAACCAATCCATCGCATCCCTGACTGATTTCAATCTGAGTACGGATGATATGCCGAGTGGTTCAGTGGTGCAGGTGAAAAACGACACCTCGTCTACTTCGATCACAAACGCTAGTCAGGGGTGGACTGATATGGGGCTTTCCGTAACCATAACACCTAATAGTTCCACAAACTATTTTTTGGTCATACTTGAGGGTCATTTTTCTTCTCAAGATACAAGCTCCGACAAAGGCTATGGCTTCAATATATATAAAAATAATTCAGCCGTAACCGGTTCCCCTAATGACGGATCGGATCGCCCGTACGATTTTTATCAAGATGGGGCTTCAGACCGATTTTTTACTAGGGATTCAAAAGTTTACTACGCAGTGACGGGTACAACATCACCTGTAACATTCACAGGTCAGTTTACTGGTTATGCTTACTCCTCACAAGGCGATGTAGTTCTGTCTTATGATAACGAAACACAGCATACGCTGACTGTATTTGAAATAACTGGCTAATATTAAAGGAGAAAACAATATGGCATCAGTAGCACAAGCCCTGAGCGATCTGGGCATTACAGAATGGGTTCTCCGTGGAGAGCCTACAACCGAAGCAGAATTTGCAACTATGTTTGCGAAGGTCACAGGAGCGGACGCCAATGGTTCAGCCATTGAAAGTTCAGACCCTGATGATTGGGGTACAACATGGTCTGCCGTATCTGCGAAACAGACGGAGCTAACAGCCGCCGAACCTATGAAAGAGGTACGGGCTGAACGTGACCGTTTGATTGCTGAAACAGATTGGTGGGCGTCTTCTGACCTTACTATGTCTGATGAGCAAACTGCGTATCGTCAGGCTTTGCGGGACGTTCCAGCGTCTGCAACATCTATGGATGACGCTGTGTGGCCTACTAAGCCCTAATGGATATTGACGGGATCACCAAGGGCATTGGAGCTATTACAGCTACATTTGCGTTAGTCGGTGGGGGATACACCCTCTCAGACAAACTTGGTGTTTTCGACAAAGCTATCCTGACATGGGCACCAGGAGCATTTTGAAATATCTGATGGCCCAGCAACAGGCGAATTTAAGGTCAGTGTAGCCCGTGAGAAGCACAGGGATGACTGTACAGTAAGCGACTTTATTTTAGATGTACGCGACAGTGAGTATCTCGTTCACAGAGCTACCCCATCAATTACAAAGTTCATGGGCCCAGCTACGGATCGTGTAGACACATTTGCTTATAAAATAACATTAGATGAGCCTGAAAAAGTGGCACTCGGGGAAGCAACATTAGTTGCGTACATTCATTACGAATGTCCAGAAGGACAAGTGGTAGTTAACTACCCAGACCACACCAATGTTAGATTTGATATTACAGAATAATGGATGCAACTCGTCTTCGCACTAATCATCTCACTAAACGGGGAAGAGCAAGGTAACAGAACAAGTTACTGGGAAGACCTAAACCGGTGTAGGTATTTTGCTACGCGGTTACATAGACAGGCATATAACAACAGCTACCATTTTAGTAAGGCACCTATAAAAGCCTACTGCATTCCGATCTGGGTCGATCCAAAGACCACAAACATCTTCCAATAAATAATAACTAACATCAGTAGGGGGACTTGATGGTAGATCCGGCCAGCGCGGCTATGATTGCTAGTAGTGCATTCGCCGCAATAAAAAAAGGTTTTAGCATTGGCCGCGATTTGGAATCTATGGCCGGGGATCTCAGCCGCTGGATGGGTGCTTTAAGCGACTTAGACCAAGCAGAGAAGGAAGCAAAAAATCCCCCTCTCTTTAAGAAGATGTTTAATGGGGAGTCTGTAGAAGCCGAAAGTATTCGAGTATTTGCCGCCCGGAGAAAAGCACAATCCCAAAGAGAAGAGCTCCGTAATTGGATTTCATTTACTCTAGGAAAGTCAGCTTGGGATGAACTCGTCCGTACCGAAGCGGATATTCGGAAGAAAAGACAAGAAACATTATATAAGCAACGTGAAAAGCGAAGAAAGTTTGTTGAAGCCCTAACTATTATATTTTTAGTTTTACTTTTGGGCGGAGCAATGGTATTACTTATATACTTTCTTATCAAGGCCAAGGGTGCTTGATAAATGCCCCTATTATAGGGTATAATAAGCCTACATGAAGAAAATAAGTAACGCCTCAGTATTAGACGGCATCTTCCTTTTCAATGTATCTGAAGACCATAGACTCTACTGTATGTACGAGTTTTATAATTACTTCATATATCCACTCATGTATGACCGTGTACGGATATGGTACGAAGATAGTAAGCCCGTAGGATTATTCACATATTGCTTTCTCAGTAAGGAGAAGGCTGACGCATTCCTCAATGAAGATTATTTTCTTCAGGAAGAGGATTACATCCCTGATGATGGGGATGAATTATGGGGAGTTGAATTTATAGCTCCTTATGGCCACGCAAGAAAAATGGTGGCCGAACTCAAGCAAGAATACGCACATAAATACGGTAAACCCCGTCCCATTTATTGGCGTAGATTGCATAACCCAACTGACAGAAAAAGAGGTAGATTATAATGGGCGGTTCACCAGCACCTCCTCCAGCCCCAACTCCGCCGGATTATTCAGCACAGTTCAGCAATCTACAGTCTGGACAATCGACTATCCGACAGGACATAAGTGGGCTGAATACAGGATTTAAAGACGAATCTCGTGATATTCAGGACAAGCTTTATAAAGGCTTTAACGAACAAGAGGATCGTTTCGATGATATCGACTCCGGACTTACGGGGCTCGGTAATACAGTAGACACCGGCTTCTCGGATATGGGTACTCAGATCACTGGTCTTGGTACAGACGTAGGTAATCGTCTGGACACCTTCGATCAGAATATGAATACCAACTTCACAGGGCTAGGTAATCAGGTTGAGACAGGCTTTACCGGACTCGGTAATCAGGTTGATAGCCGGTTCAATACCTTAAATGATGGTATGAACACAGGCTTTGCCACGGTCATGACTGATATGGGCACCGGGTTCACAAACCTCGGTAATACCGTACAGCAAGGTGATCAGGCCCTGATGCAGGGACAAGAGGAAGGCTTTGCTGGCGTAAATGAAAACGTCACTAATGTCGGAGCTAATCTCGGTAACCAACTTACTGAAACGAGTGCAAACGTACTAGCTGGACAGCTTAGTATTCAAGACCTCGTTAACCAGTATGGTGCTAATCAGGATACTTACTTCCAAGCATTGTCACAAGGTCAGACGGAGTCTCAGGCACGTCAGGCGGCATTGCAGACAGGTCTTGATCAGTTCCGTGGTGATTATGACCGCAACACTACACTTGCTAATCAGCAACGTGGCCGTATCCAAGACGCGGTTGTGGGCGGACAAGCACAGATTGGCGAACAGATTGCACAATCTTCTGATGCACAAAGCCGGTTGCTCGGTAATGTTGGTCAGAGTGTTCAGCAAGTTGGTCAAACAGCCAATAACATCGAGAGTGCACAGGCCAAAGACTTTAGCCGTATTGCGAAACAAATCGCTACTGGTTTTGACGATGGTTCTGCCGAAACAGCATCAGCCCGAAATGAGTTTATTGATAGGCTAAACACTGTTCGTACTGTTCTACAAGATCAGGGTGCAAACATCGATGCCGGTATCCGTGAAACTTACTCTACTCTAGTAAGCTCCTTTGACGATCAAGGTGCGCTTATTCAAAGTAGTGCAAACGCGGATGGTTCTCGTATATCCCGAGCACTTGACCAGCAAGGTAACCTTCTTCTCGCCGCGTTCGACAGAACAGGAACACGAGTAGATCAGCAATCTTTAGATATCAACAGAATGATGTCTCAGATGGATCAATTTGGTTATCGTCCCGGTTCTAATGCCGCAATGGGTTCAATGAGCCCGGGCATGACAGCAACACAGCCGGCGGCAGTATATTCAGGCTTTGCGTCTCCTTTCGCGCAGACACGATAATAGGAGAAGCACAGAGACATGACGGAGCAACGACTAACTAGAATCGAGGAAAAGCTCGATAAGTTGTCAGAGGCCGTTGTGTCTCTGGCCCGAATGGAAGAGCGAATGGTTACTCTCTTCAACCGAATGGATAAGTATGAAGATCGCCAAGAAGCTCTAGAGGGGAGAATAGACACGGTAGAAGACAGGGTAATTGTCAATGGACAAACCCTTCGCTTCGCAGAGCGTGTATTTTGGATAGTGGCCAGTGCCGCTATTACAGCAACATTTTGGTATTTTAAATGATCCCCGAAACAGTATCCGACTCAGGTATAAACCTAGTCAAAAAATTTGAAGGTCTTCACAAAAAGACAGAAGAAGGTGACGTAAGAGCCTATCGGTGCCCCGCCGGAAAATGGACAATTGGATGGGGCCACTGCAAGGGCGTAAAGTCTGGCATGAGGGCTTCCGTAGCCGAATGTGAGGCAATGCTCGTAGAAGATCTTAACGAAGCCGGTAGAGCTGTTAAGCGTATGGTTAACGTACCGCTATCTCAATCACAGTTCGATTCACTCGTATCATTCGTATTTAATCTCGGATCTGGTAACTTCCAGAAAAGTACGCTTCTTAAAAAGCTGAACTCCGGGAAATATGATGAAATTCCTGAACAAATCATGCGCTGGAATAAAGCACGAGTAGATGGCGTTCTACAGCCTCTCAGGGGCCTTACACGGCGCAGGAGTGCAGAAGCGGCACTGTTTGCCATAGACGCTCCTCTAGCGGACGCTGACGGCGATTTAATGCCACAAAAACCCGAACAACAGGCCCCCAAGTCCTTGAAGAAGTCAAAGACAATGGCAGGGGCGGGTGTAGCCGGGGTTGGTACAATCGGTAGTGTCATTGGTGACGCCGCCACTAACATCGAGGGACTGATAGCATATAGTGATAGCATTAAGCTTATTTTCATTGGCCTTACAATCGCCGGTATCGCTCTCGTAACGTATTCACGCATCAAAGATAATAAAGAAGGCGTACATTAATGTTCCTATTTAGCGGTATTTTTACCAAGATTAAGTTGATTGCGATGGCGGCATTAGCCGCACTCATCCCGATCCTCTACATCATTGGACGCCGCGATGGAGCCAAGGGCGAGGTTGTTAAACAACAGAAAGCCGCCCTAGACGCCGCCGAAGATCGGGCGGAGTTTTATCAGAAAGTAGAGCAAGCAAACAATGAGATTGAAAGCAATAAGCCTCGTGACAAGCGTAGTCTTGTTAACCGGTTGCGCGGGGGCGGTCTATAAGACCGAAGTTGAAGTCTATTGCCCCTCTATCACGCAATATGACGAAGATTTTAACAACGAATTAGCTCTCGAACTTGAAAGCTTACCTGAGACTGATGGTGAACCGGCCATTGTCGAAGCCCTTTCTGACTATGCTTCACTCCGTGACCGGATACGCGCTTGTGAGAAAGAGCGCGACAACCTCAAGAACAAGTAGAGATTAGTGGCAATGGCAGATGTAACAACAGCAGATGGACTTGTAGGCGACCCAAACGCGGTTCCAGTGGCTAATTCAGGCCCGGCTGGAGCATCGGCGTTTAAAGTCGTTAGCTCTTCCGTAGCAGATAATGCAGATTATATTGGCGATGTTAACGTCACTGAAATGACCGGGGATATCTTAAAAGACCCGAGCACATTCATACAAGATAATAACGCTACCTTATCCGATAAAGTACCGACCATTGATGCCAATGCGGCGGGTACAAATATTGATGCAAATAAATTTCAGATGGACACGGATGCCCTTAACGTAGCTGGGGCACAGGGTGCCGCTGATACAGCCGCTGGTATTACACGTCCAAATCAAGCACAAACCTATCAGGCCGCAACTACCTTCGACCTCGTATCTGATCCGACCAATCAAGCCCAAGCGGCAACGATGGCCACCAATCAGGACGCGCTCGTAGATGGAAGCGGCCTTGCTCTTGATATGCAGGGGCTCGGTACAGGGGTTAATGTAGACGGTAGCACAAACCAAACAGGTCAGGCGTTAAATCAGTTTGCAACACAAGACATATCTAACGTAATTGATACAAGCACTGTGTCGGGTAAAATTCTAGCCCAAACCCTTGGTGAAGGTAATTACATTGATGCAAAATCAACCGTTACTGGCCAGATGGAAATTCTTTCAAAAGAGTTTGTTGACCCGGTAACTGGTGATCCAAAGATCCCAACATGGGCATCCGGCCTAGCTCGTAGTGTTAGCCGTACTATTGCCTTCAAAGGTATTAATGGAACAGCCGCTACAATGGCGATGACACAGGCTATTATGGAAGCAACTCTTCCGATTGCACAGTCTGAGTCACAGTTTTATCAAACACTAACAGTAAAGAATTTAGACAATAAACAGACGGCTATTATCAATAAAGCTAACGTAATGTCTAAGTTTGAGCTGGCTGATCTCGATACCCGCACAGCCGTAGCAGTTCAGAACGCTAAGACGTTTATGGGCTACGATATGACCAACCTTGCCAATGAACAGCAAACAGAATTGGTTAATACTCAGGCCCGTGTTCAGTCCATTATGGAAGACGCCAATACAGAAAATGTGGCACGGCGGTTTGGGGCTGAATCTAACAACGACATCACCAAGTTTTACGACCAGTTAGGTGCTCAAATTGATCAGTTTAATACCGGTCAAAAGAACACAATGGAGCAATTTAATACCGGTGAATTGAACGATACATTTCAGTTTAATGCAAACCTTGAGAATAGCCGGGAACAGTTCTACCAGAATATGCAGTTTCAGGTTGATTCCGCTAATGCAAAGTGGCGTCAGACAGTAACGCTTACAGAGAACGAACAACAGTTCCAAGCGGCCGCTACAGATGTAAAGAACATTATGAACCTGACTACTGAAACCCTCAACCAGATGTGGGATCGTCAGGATAGCCTACTCGATTATGCGTGGAAAGAAGGTGAAAACCAGAAAGACCGCGAAACTAAAATTGAGCTGGCTAAGATGGAACTTTATCAGGCTCAAATGAAAGCTGATGCGGAGCGTCAAGCGGGTAAAATGAAAGCCATTGGTTCCGTAGTTGGTGCCGTAGGTGGAGCTTTTGCAGGGCCGGCGGCTACTGCGTTGTTTGCGGGGTCTGATGCAAGACTTAAAGATAACATCGAACTCCGTGGAAAAACCCCATCCGGTCTAGGTATTTATGATTGGGAATGGAATGAAAAGGCCAAGGAAATTGGTGTGGCAGATGATCCAAACCACGGCTTTATCGCTCAAGAGGTTGAGAAGAAACGTCCAGATGCAGTGAAGACATTCAAGGACGGATATAAGCGTATCGATATGCGGAAGTTGGTCTAATGACGTTTGAACAAGCAATAAAACAATCCATCAAAAAATACTTCGAGGGCGTTATGCCTAATGCCTACATTGAAACTAACGGCGGTAGTTTTACCTATACGCCCGAATACTTCGATGATCTCGAAAAAGAAGCTGATGGCCTTGATAAAAAATCCAAGGACAAAGGTAAAAAGGAAGAGGACGTTGTAGATGAGCTTGATTGATCCAAAACGTCCAAACGCACCCATCCCGGGCGAAAATTACACTAGTGATACCCGTAATTATCCGTGGCACCGTCCACCCGACATTACGGATCTCGATGAGGCCATGAAGTTTATTGTTCGTGACCTCACTGAGACGGACAGTGATCTTCGTTATATGGCAATGATTGAGGTGGGTGTAACGGTTGCCTCAGTAACAGATATGATTGTTACAATTAATGTAGGCAGAGGTAAATTTACACCTGACTTTGCACTGTTGCTGGCCGGCCCTGTAGCACGGTTATTGACCGTAATGGCGAAGCAATATGACATCGAGTATGATCTCGGTATTGATGATGAAGCACCTGAAATTACAGCCCCATACTTACGAATGTTCCAAGCTAGTGAACCTGAAAGAGAAGAGGCAGACGATGCTGTCCGTGGTGAAGCCGAACTTATTTTAGCTGAAGAAACTGAGGGGCTTATGGCACCCGCACCAGAAGAAGAACAAAGAGCAATGCTCGGATATGGTGCTGGGGATGAAGACGTGCAGGAAGAAGAGGTTGTATAATGGCTGATTGGGACGCATTTGGTGAAGGCTTTGCAAGCACCTTCGCACCTACTTTCACACGAACTTTTCAAGCTTCTATGGATAGAATGGATGACGAGGTTAAAACCGGCGTCCTGCTTGCGCGTGAAAAGCGTAAGAAAAAAGATGCGCTGGATACGGCCGCTAATAAAATTAAAAATCAAGCTGAGTCTCTGGTCAGTGAATTTGACCTAGATAAAAGAGCCACCGGACAGGTTTATGCATGGATTGATCAAGGACGTGCAATTAAAGATATCCGGGAAGACCTCACTGAGGGTAAATTCACATTCCCTGAAATTGGAAACACACAAGTAGATAATACCGGATTAAATGGTGAGGCTGTTGTAGCACCTGTAGTTGAAGGTTCTAATACAACAGATAGTCAAATGGATAATCTCGGCCTTTCAAACGAGGGTGAGTTTACCTTTAATTACTCTGGATATGCTCAAGGTAAGGGCCGTAAAGGCGACCCCACACAAAATCAAAACCAAGAGATTGTTGACCTAGTGTCTAAGTCGATGAAGAACCTTGGCAAAAATAGTGTAACTCTTCACAGTGCACACCGTGGTGATGATGAAACCAATCATAATGGTAATGCATTCGATATTGATACTACGGGCATGAGCGACCAAGAAAAGCTTGATGTTGTTAAAGAGCTATCTGCAAATGGTGCTAAAGGTATCGGGTTTGGTGTAAATACAATTCATGTTGATACCCGTGGTGATAATCCGCGCGTATGGTGGTACGAAAACGGTAAGGATGTAACAAGCCTTCCGGACAGCCTTGCATTTACTAACGAAGTGATGATGGGTCATAAAAGTGGTGCTTATGTAACTACAGAGTCCGCGCCGCTGGCCGTAACTGCCGATGGTAATAACACGGACAATACAGACGGATCTGGCCAACAAACAGATGATGCTCTCAATGAAGATAAAAACACCGGTATATTTGGTGGGTTCTTTGCCAATGCTCGTGAAGCGGAGGCAACAAGGTATTCAGAGCCGTATTCTAACTCAGCTTAATATGGATCAGGACGAATATGATACTCTCATGACCGGGGATTATAATCCTAATAGGCCAGAGATTATTGGTAACTTTGTCCCGGGTAAAACGGCGGCGGATCTTCCAAAAGATATGAATGACCTGATGATTCAGGCACTTTATGATGACGCAGAGTTTGTTAAAGCCCTTGAAGATAACGACTCCGCAAAACAGATGGAGCTTATTGTTAAATACAAGAAACAATATGAGAGCAAGGGTACTGGATCTCTATTCGGAACTTCTGTCCTCGGCGGCGTAATGAATACTTGGATTGAGACAGAAGAAGGTACAGCCGCGTTAGAATCTGGAAATATTGATGCAATTACAACTAAAGTTACAGAGCTAGATAAAATACTTAACCCAGATTCCCCAACTGATATTAATTTTGATATGGCGAACCCATCAGAAGGTTTCTTTAATATATGGTTGCGTACTGATGCGGGTCAAAAAGCCATTCGGGAAAATGATGAAGAAGCCATTGCTGGCGCACTACTCGTTGCAAATGAACAGTCTAATAACGTCATTAAATCTATAAATTCGGCTGTTGGATTTATTCCGGACGATGTTACAAACGTAAACCAAATCCCGGCTCTTAGACAGAAATATAAAGACAACCCGGCTGTTCTCGGCCAGCTAGATGCAATTCAAACCGGCCTTTTATCAAACATCGAAGAGACAACAAAAACCCGTGTTATTGCTACTACGGTGGCTGAACAGGAAGCAAATAACGAAGTGGGCTTTATCCCATCTACTGTAACAAATCTGGATCAGATCCCGGGACTACAAGAGCAATACGCAGATAATTCTATTATTCTAGGACAGCTAAAACGTATAGAGAACAGTTTACGACTATCCACAACTACATCTTTAGAGGATCGTCTCGAAACAACCTTTAATGTTAATAAGGAACTTAATGATAGTGTGGGGTTTGTGCCTGAAGAGGTAACTGCACTTAATATGCTACCCGGCCTCCGTCAGAAATATAAAGATAACGGAGATGTTCTCGAACAGCTTAATCTTATTGAACAGGGTTTGACGGACGGAATTATTGCATCTACCGAGGCCAAGGCTCAAGGTAATGCAAATGTTGATACTAACACACCAAAGCCTGTTGTAGTTTATTCGGCTGGAGAAAATGGTATATCGTTGCTTGGTAACGGTGAACGCCGACCAGACGGATTGTATATCAACGGTGAAAAGGTTGATGCGGCGGATGAAGCTAATTTGTTTACTGCACCGCCAGACGCACCAATTAAAGCAGAACGTGTTGCGGCATCTGATTGGATTAAGAAGAAGAATGCACTAACAGAAAGTGCTAACTTTGCTGAATCCGCTCTGACATACATGGCCTATTATGAGCAAGTTCCGGACGCACGGACTCTCATTGCACGAACCTACGCGGTTGGTGACACTGTTCGTGTTGAGATGAATGCTCTCATTGATAGGGTTAAGTTCCAAACAGACCGCGTTGATGAAAACGGTGATCCTATCTTTGATATTGACCGTCAGTCTCTTATATCAAATATCAACAATAGTGATAAATTTGCTCCCGGTGTTAAACAGATCCTTGCACAGGAAGCGGCACTTATCTTTACTTTAGCACGTTCTCAAGGAAACAGCGGAACTGCATTGTCTAACAAAGACTATGACAACTATTTCAAACAAATATTTAATAGCAACGACATGGATGTCATTCGTGATAACCTTGAGAGGGTTGTTTACCAACAGCTTAACAACAACGCGGCAAGTGCCCGTACTATAGGCGACAACCCCGGCGCGGCATACATGATGAACCAAGGACAGCGTTGGTGGGATGACCCAATGGCTTTTGCCATGAAGGGACGTTCAGTCGAAGTGCAGAACTTTGTGAACTCCGCCTTTGCTAAAGTTAAAGGCATACAGCAAGGGTCTACATACTCATCCGTAAAGACCCTGACCGCCGATGATATTGCTAATAGCCAATCCCTACAAAACTTGGGTGCCAGCGTTGGTGATAAGATTATCGATGGTAAGCTTTATAAGCAGTAAGGACAAATAAATGGCCGATACTAACGACCCATTTGCAGATGTAACTTTAGCTGGCTCCGAAGATGGAACACCAGACCCATTTGCTGATATTGAGGTTGCTACTGATGAAGAAGCAAAGACTCAGGCAACTATAGATGCCGAGCTCGAAAAAGCTCGTCAGGCCGCATTAAACGCCATGAAAGATTCCAAACCGTTTACCGGTGAGGAAGACTCCACTATGGGCGGATATTTTGATCCTAAAGATGCTACGCTTGGGTTTATTAATATTGACCGTATGGAAACACCCATTACGGAAGATGAGAAGAAAAACCCCATCATCGTTAACGTAGTTGAGTCTGATGAATATCAAAATGCCACGGACAGCATTACCCGTAATATGATGCTCGAACGAGCCATTACAGAAGCCAACATGAGCCGCTTCCGTGATTATGGTGAGGCTAGTCTAGGTGGGCCCGGAACATTTCTTGGGGATACGTTTGGCGTTGAAACCCGTACACAGGTATTTGATACTCCTGACGGACAGAGAACATATATCGTTCCTAAACCCGGCGCAGAAAGCACAGGTTTTCAGCGTACATTAATGGGTGGCCTTCTAAGAGGGGCTCAAGAAACAGGTGCCTTCGTAGAAGACTACCTCGTAGATCCACTTCTCGGCGGTGACCCCAGCTCGAATAGTGTCCGTGAGAATTTCCCAATATATCCAGCGGCCAGCGGCCTTGAGGAAGTAGGACAGGAAATAACTAGTATTGTGGCGGGTGGTGCAACTGGTGCCGGCATTGTAGCCAAGCTTGATAAGGTGGTTAAATTATCACCTAAGATGGCTAAATATGTCTCTAAAATGTGGGATGAGGCAAAGCAAGCTAACCCAGACAACTTTAAACAGGGTATGGAATTATTCCTGAAAGGTGTTCTGATTGAGCGCGGTGCTAACTTAGGTGCTACTGTAACAACACCAGACACAGCCGAACCTTTGGTAGGTGACGATGTCCTTGAGATGTTTGGTGCAGATCCCGAAGAAAATAAAAATCTAGCTCATTACATTGATAACGAAGTATTCAGCTTTGGAATTAACGTACTCGCAAAAAGCTTTAAGGGTGCAAAATATCTAACTAGTAAATTTGTACCGAAGGGTGCGGGTAGCGAAGCACGGCGTCAACGCGAACTTGGTATGATTATCCTAAAGGAAATTGATCCTACTATCACGGATGATACCCCGCTTAATGAGATTGCCCGTAGAGCATATGAGCTCGGCGCAGTTATGGCGGAGAACAGCTCGTTCACAACTAACCTTGTAAAAGATGGTGCTGAAATAAGTCTCGACTCTGGTTCCGCAATCATGCTCGGGGCAGAGAACTATTTCCGCCGTACAATGGCGTGGCGTGAACCAATCATTGGCAAGGAAGCATTTGAGGCTGAAGTAAAAGAACAAGCCGCTGACATGGCGAACCGCATTGTAGCAATGAAGCAAAGCCGATCTAACGCACCCATCGTTAATCAGGCAGATTCAATGATCAATGCACAGGTAACATCTACCTTGCGTACAGCCGGTGACGAAGCTCTTCCCGGCGGTGTAGTGGCCGCTGATGATCTTGCTACAGCCGAGGCTAGTAGAATTGTAACCGATGTATCAGATGCTCGTAGTCTGCTTGATACAGCAACCGTAAATGCCGATATAGCAGAGGCACAGGCTAAAGCCGTGCGAGACAGAGATAGAATTGTAACTATCCTAGACGGAACTCGTGATAAGAATGCTATTGGTTCTACGGCGGCTGAACGGCAAACATTCAGTATGCTGACCGGGGAAGACCTTTATAAGTCATGGCGTCAGAGCTACGATAATTATAATGAAGCTTTCAAGGCTCTTCCAGATGATGCCCCAATTGATACAAAATCATTTATTGAAGACTTCAACGATATCTTCAAAGCCGATAACTCAATTGATTTCATTACTAGCACTGCAACCAAACAAGATCCGATTGCAGACATTGTTAAAGGGTTTAAGCCTCAACAGAAGCTGGATGATGCTGGTGAGCTCATGTTCACCGGTAAGGGTGCTAATAAAAAGCCCGTCATGGAAACGATGGATGATGTCGTTGCAAGACTTGAAGGAGAGGGCCTATCACTTAAATTCCTTTACACTAAAGTAAGACCAGCTTTGTCCGGGCGGATTACAACTCTTCGAGCCGACAAGAACCCGGCGGCTAACCTGTTGGTTCAGCTCAAGGGTGTTATTGATGACATGGCCACACAAAGTGGTGATGAAGCATTCGTTAATGCTAAAAATGTTTATGCCGATCATGAATCCGTATGGGGATCTACCAGCGCACTTTCTGCATGGGAAGACTCAGCTCGGGGTGTATCCGCTCAAATTGATGATGCCGGCAACATTATTCCAAGCACCACGGCAGAGGGTAAAGATGTAGTAACAGCAACGGGGCGTCCTGTCGGACTGCCTGATACGCTTTCACAAGGTTATATGCTTCTTAAACAAGCTGAAGCAGATCCAAGCGGTGTTCAGATGGAAGAGCTACTAGAGGCTCTCCGTGTGGCTTCCGGGCCGGGTACAGATATGAACCTTGCCAATGCATACGGCGGACTTGCAATGAAGGCTCTTCTTAATATGAGCGAAGCCGGCAAGCCTATATCAGCCGATCAAGTAAGAACTGCACTACAGCCATATATACAACAACTTGAATCAACGGATGCAGGAAGAGGTATTCTTTCATCATTTGATCAAACCATTAAAGACCTAGAGGCAGGTTGATGCCGGTCTTCTAACAGCTAAAGAAGTTCTCGAAACTAATCAGGCTAATTATGATCAAGTTATCCGTAACGCACAAATGGATGCGGCAAGTATCTTTGTTAGTGACCTGACCGGTAATACAGCGGTTCGTGCTAACCCTAGTGCCGCATTTGATGAGCTTCTAAAAAGTAAGAATGCTCCTGATCAAATTAAACGGATGCTTGAGAACCCTAATACGAACCCGCTTATCCGTGATGGAATTAAAGCCCACTTCTTCAATTATGTGGCTGATCAAATAGGAACAGCAAAACGCCTTGGTGCAGATCCTCTTGAAGGTGGTGCCGGGTCAGTAAATGAAATGAGTGCGGCCAAGCTCGACAGAATACTCGGCCAGCGGGGCGGAGATAATACGCTAGTTGTTGCTAAAGAGTTGTTTGCCGATGATCCGGAAATGTACCAAAATCTCGTAGATCTTCTACAGGTACAGAATATTGCATTAAATAATCGAGCATATCGCCCGGGGAACTTCGGATCAAATACGGCACAGAATATCGACAACCGTCAAAAAGTAGACCGGCTAATCGTGCTTACATTGGGCGTACTAAACCCGACTGCCACAAAGGCGCGGAACATAGGACGTGTATTTACGGAGATGAGTGATAGACAAGCTCAAGAGCTGTATATGACCACATTTGATATGATGATGGCCAACCCTAACTACATGAAAGAAGCCTTCGAGCTTGTAGGTAAAGAGCACACTCAAGAAGATTTGATTGCTCTTACAAGCCGGTACTTTACTAAGGGTGCGCTGGGCGCATACAAGGATAGAAATACGGATCTCACCCGAGACGCCATACCACTACAATAAATAAAAACCCCCGCCATTGATCCGTTGGTTAGACGGTAGCGGGGGCTGGTGTTCACTAGCTAAAATGAACATCTATATATTAGGAATCTGAAGCCTCTGTGTCAACGTCTGATGCAGGGGCTTCTTCCGTTTGAGGGGGTTTATTTGCATTGGCTTGCTTTTCAAACAGACCCAGCTCGAAAATAGACTTATTTAAAGTCCAGTGCATGAAGGGAACATTGTTCACTGAGCTAGACATAAACAGATTTCCGTTTGTATCAAACCCGGTAACTACACAAGATTCCATCTTGCCTTTACATCCCTCTAGGATGTCATCTACGGTTTTAGCTTCTTCAGCCATGTTTTTCTCCTTTGTTAATTTGAGCAGTTGGTTTTGGCCGTGTAGGCATACAGGCCGCGTTGAAAGGGATTGATTTATCTTCTTGGATAATAATGGCCTCGGCTATGCATTCCTCGAAGTCTTCAAAAGTTTTGAAAGCTTGCGGATACATAACCGGGCCATTCCAATAAAATAACATCAGTACATAAACGTACACAGTTTAAGCCGCCTTTTGATTGGCAAAGTAAGAAGTATTAAAGCCTCGTTCCCACTCCTTGTGGAGCACAGAGCTTTTTTTATAGGGGCTATCAAAGATACCTCTGTAAAAAGCGTTTAAGCCCATTTCATAGGCCATTACTAACGGGGGTTTCTTTGTTGTACTACTCACTTTGGCTTCTCCATTTTAACTGGCGATATCTACGATTTCACATACTCCCCCTGTACAAGCCAACGTCTGGCTAGAAATCGTATTATCTTCTTTTTCATACTCAGACAGCTTAGACCAATTGATCTTAGCCGGCATTTTACTGAGCATTTCTTCATACTCCTCAACGGAGCAATCCTGATATGGAGCCTGTTTGTAGGTATGTTCGCTAAACGGCATAAAGCTAATTCCGCTAATATCATCGAAATTATCGTATACCCATGCACCTACTTGTAGCCATTCACTTTCCTTAACTGTTATACTAACAGATGGCTTATGTTCGCACCAGAACTTTTGGTACAAAAGCCATAATTCAAGCTGTTTAATTGCACTTTTATCGTTACGGCAAACCGCATTAGTAGGGGCCTTTTTAGGAAAGCTGAATACGACTGTAGTATCAGGCTTCATTACGCAATCTTCGGCAGGGATACCTGAGTCAATCATAAACTGAGTCAGTGGATCTTTCTTATCGCCGCGAACTGTACGGATGTAGTGTGGGTTATGGCGTGTATGAATTCCGGATGCCGCATCCACAAGCTGGCTCACTGTACCGGAAGGCTTCACGCAAGTGATACTAGCACTCTGTGGGATGCCAAGCTTCTTCGCCCATGTCTTGTTCGTTTCTACTGCAAGCTCTCTAAGCTCCTGCAACCAACGCTCACTATCCGTTGTGTTGGCAAGGACAGCATTGTCCATTATTCCGGTCAAGCTTACGCCCAGCAACCGCTCTTCTTCCGTGTTGCTCTTCCATACCTTACGAAGGTAGGGGAAGTGCGTCAGGGTGCTCTGGAACGTCCCTAGAATGGTTGCAATGCGAACCTTACGCTTTAGGTCTTGTAGATCGTCTTTTTCACGGACTACACACTCACTAAGGTTGCAAAACTGATATGGGCGTAAAACTATCTCAGAACAAGGGTTGGTTCCGAACTCATGATTAACGTCACGCCGGCCAGTTTTCTCCGCCGTCCTACGGGAAGCATCTCGGTTAAATATACCCCGCTCACCGGACTGTGATGCAATCAGTGAAGACCACTCATCCATGAATGTAAGTACATCCGGGCTCTCTTCATAAGTAGCACTGTTATTAGCTAGAGCCCTCTGAGGCTCCAATACCCACCAGCCGATCTTCTTTTCTGATTCAAGCTGTTGTCTATCCCACTTGTGCGTCTCTTTATTCAGTTTGATACGATAGGTTGGGTGGGTAGCCTGACCTTCTTTCATTGTCAGGGTGTAATGCCATTCCGTATCTGTTTCGTTAATAAGAATGTATTCCTGAACGTCATAGATGCTCTTAGCATTTGCGAGAAGCTTGTCAGACAAATCCGAAAGAGAAATCATTGCACTACGGCGCACACCACCAACAACAACAATCTCGCCTACCTTACACATGATATCATGCGCTTCTAGGCAGTTAAGCTTACGCCCCGCCGCGTTCTTAAATAGGTTTGATGTGAACTCGAATAGGTCTACTAGAGGCTGTGGGCCACTGGCGCGTCCACCGAATGTCTTTAACCGTGCTCCTGCCGGACGTACTCGGGACACATCCCATTTTGGGATCTCGCCGGAATACAGCAATGCAATAAGCTGACGGAATGCTTTTGCCCAACCTTCCTTACTATCGCGCACCATGATGACCGTTTCACTATCATACAATGCATCCGGTACATCTGGAAGCTTCTGTACGTTTTTCCATTCACAGCTAAAGCCAACGCCCGTCCCACAAAGTAGAATAAACATTGCTTCATCAAATGACTTAGGATCATCAACAGGAAGATAACTACAGTTGTATCCTGCCGTATTATCACGGGCTAGTGCCGGGCCACTGGTCATCAGTGAACGCATTGATGGCATTACTTCAAATGACAGAACCGCCTCACGGATCTCGTCCGTAGTCTTCTGATCCAATTTAAAATTATGATTGGTTTTTAATTGGCCCTTAATAAACGTAACCATACGTTCAACAGTTTCCGGCCAATCTTCACGGCGTCCTTCTGACTCCAGCCAACGTGCGTACCGTGATTTAAAAATGAATTCCTCGTATCCCGAGGGGAAGTAGTTAGTAGAATTTTGCATAATCCTCACCCTGTTTTGTTGTTATCTATTGTCACCGGAACCGCCGATGACTCCTCTATTCATGCGGTCAATTAATTTGCGAAAGTTGCCCTCGGCCGCATGGCCCATCGAGATATCTAAATCTGTGCAAAGAGCGGCTACATACCAGAGACAGTCACCCACCTCTTTCGTAAGTTCTTCACGTTTAGCGTCACTGAGCTGTCCTTGCTCATCTCGATAAATCTTCTTAATTTTGTTAAGGACTTCACCCACCTCGCCGGCCAATCCCATTGCGGGATACATGATCTTCACGTTGTCCGGGTAAATCGCAGTCTCTGCCGCGTGTGCCTGATAGGTATCAAAGTCTAACATAGTATCTCCGTTTATTATCTGAGGGGTTGTGTTCCATGAAACCACGCAACAAGTGCCCGGCGTTTTCCAACAAAAACGGGCATTGCAATGTGGCGAAGGTGTGATGGGAATAGAATTATAGTACCCCGTTTTTTAGGGGCCGAATTCATTCCTTTACCGGGCTGGCCGAGACAAGTTCCCTCGATCTTTAATGTGCCGCCCCAATAATCTTTCGGGTCAGATAGCTGAATGATTGCTGTAAGCTTACGGGTTGCAACCTTATCATCTGAGTTATCTGTATGTACTGCGTAGAACTGGCCAAATCCGTATTCGAGGTATTGTAGCTTTTCCATACCACCATCAAGATTGAACTTGAGAGTATCGTTGTTCATCTTCTGTACGGCACTACCGATCTTCTCAAACATCCACTTAGTGTGTGCGTCCGGATCTAGCCATTTCAAGGCGCAGTTTCTGGTCAGCTTTTCCTTTATACCGGTACTGCCACCAAGAACCTTCCCCTTGGTTAAAGCATCTTTATTAGCCACCCGAATAACGGCGTCACAATCTTCATCGTTAAAGAGGGGCATATGGAAAAACTGGTGAATGTGCATTATCCGATCCTTTGCAAGTTTCTAAGAACCCACGCATCATCGAGTAATTCCTTTGCAACCAGACTAATCTTACGGGTGTTATCAAGGGTAAAATCACAATACGAAAAGCTCAGTGATGTTTCTGATGGGTGTTCATCCCCGGGCTCATAGATTGAATCACGTTCAACCCAGACTGATACGCCCCATGCCACATCAATAGCTTTCACTTCGTTAGGAAAGCGAACGTCATCACACACGACAACGCCCTCTGTGGCTTTGACCTTAGACATCCACGCATCAACCCACACGTCTTCCGTAATGAGCTCACGGCCCCATTCGGTGCCAAGGGTTTGCATTGCGTGTCTCGGCGTTTTACCGCCCAATAATTCGCAGGGTTCCTCTTTCAAGGGCCCGTCTATTTGATCAGAGGTGAGGCCGAATGCCCTCATCATATCTTTCAACGGGTCTGCAAATTTAATAATTGTAGCGTTATGGTGCGCCTTTAAATAAGACGCGATTGTGCTCTTTCCGCTACCTTTTGAACCACATAAACCAATAACTAATTCGGCCATAATTAAATACTCTTAGTGTTTTTTTGAGTTGGGTTTGGGTTTGAATTTGGAGAGATCAACAACTTTGCTGTCTTCCATTTTCTTTAGGAATTCTTCATCCGGCTCAAAAACCAAAATGGGTTCTTCCTGTTCTTCCACTGGATTATCGAAGTCAGATACGGATCTAACAACGTCACCAATTGAAACCAGATCCTCGGGGTCTGAACTCAGAATCCCATAGATGCCGGCTACAATACTTTTAAAATAATCTACCGCCCCGGGGTCAGCATCATCTGGAAATTTCCAGCCACACTTAAAGCTGACATTACCCTCATCACCCGGAGTGATTTCAATAAATACGCCTTCAAAATCTTCTTCAGACACGGCCTAGCCTCTCAATCTTTCTATCAAGGACAAACAACGCTTCCTTGGTTTTTCATTAATCCACTCTTCGGGGATTTCCTTTTTGGCGTAATGAAACCCGTGTTTCTCACACCAATCCGCATAAGTTGTCTTTGCACCTTTACGGAGCTTTGACCTCGGGTTGTTGAAGACAAACCTGATATCGAGGGAAGTGCCGTGCGTGTCGCGCAGATAGATATGTTTTTTTCTATCTTCGGGGGTAAACCGGCCCTTACTTTCGATAATAATTCCGTTGGGTAAAACATAGTCGGGCGTATATTTCCGACTAATTGTTGGAACCGTATACGGAATAGGGAATGGCTCATACTCGGCCTTAACACCAAGCGTCTTGAGCTGTTTCCCGATGTCTTCTTCAAGACCTGACCGGTAGCCGGCGGCTATCGCTCTTGCTCGTAGATTTCGGAAAGCCATTTAACTTCATTTTCATTTGTCACCGGCATATTCAGAATACCAGAAGTGCCGTGGACTAACCGCCTTACTACCTGTTTGAGGTTTGTAGACAGCATCCGGCCAACACTTATTTAAATACGGGCAGAAGGTGCAGTTCATTGGTAACCGCTTACTGCCTGTCAATTTCCGCTGGAAATATTCATCTTGTGGCTCAAAGCACCGCTCGAACGGAGCGTCACTCATGAGCTTTTCAACTGTATTACTTACGTCTGTACGGATCTTATCCTTGTCATCAGTAGTGAATTCCGCATCAACAACGCGCAGTTCACCTGTGGATTTGTTCACAACAATCCATCCACCGGGCTCAAGCCCCGTACCTTCAGAATATCCGTAGAGTTGGTTTATGTAACCAAAAGGGTCGTCTTTTGCGACACCCTGCCACCCATCACCCCATTTATGCTCGTAAGCCCACGGGCTGGATGATTTGGTATCATAAATTTTATTGTCTATCTCGACATCATTTTCGCCAAGAATAGTAGTCCCATTAACAGACAGCTTGGCTTCACTCTTGCCCCCGGTAACATTCACGCCGGCAACCTTCAGAACAAACTCAACCAGAACTTCTGTGGCGTCACCAAGAAGAAACCGGATAATACTGTTATAGGAATTACGACTGCGCTCTTCGCCCATCTTCTCCATCTGGAGCTGGCACAGAGGCCGTCCGATGTTTGACATACGCATACGAAATTGCTTTTCACGAGGCTTTAATTGCTTACGGAGAGCATCTTTGAATTGCTCACCAGCTTCCTCGATCCACTCTTCCTTGTATTCGATAGGCTCATCGTTTGACCACTTATCGAGGGCCATACGGATTTTTGTTTCTAGGATGTTAAAAGACATATAACCGCTCCATGTTTAAGGGACAAAAAACGAGGGCACGAATGCCCCCGCCTAAATGTGGAACGACTATTCTTCGTCTTCTAAATCATCTTCGAGAGGTGCCGCATCAATAACAGCTTCGATAGCATCATCCGACAAATCATCATTACGCATAGCGGCCAGATGCATATTCTCGATACGAGTGTTTTCTGCTTTAACAAGCTCACCCATACCAACCATCGTGTCGAACGTATCTTCATCCATTGCGACAGGATTAGTTAGATCTGGCTTGTAATGATTGACATAATACGTCACCGAACCGTTAGTGAGTTCTTCCAAAGTTACATCACACCAGAAATCATAATAGTTATTATTCCGGGGAATTACCTTAATGAACTCGTCCTCGAAGGGGCTGAAGTTAGATCCCTTCAACAACATAACCGCTGGTAGGTTTTCAACCGTAACCTCGTCACCATCGGCAGTTTTACCGGTATAGCTGACAAGAACGCGGAGCTGACGAAAACACTTGATATCCGTGTATTTCTTTTGCTCTTCCTTCGGTAGCTCACGCAGGACTTTTGAGGCTGGCTTACCACAACGGGTGCCGCCTTTCATATCACGCGCTTCATCACGGAGCTTTGGAATAAGAATCGTTTTATTAACGACTTTATTCTTTTCCTGATCGTAATGAATCCACTGGAATAGCTGACTTAAAACACGGATGCGGACAGTTTCCGAATACACGTTTTCATCTTGATCCGTAACGAAGAACATACCTTCTTCAATCTTACGGCCTTGTGGATCTTTCCGCTTAGTATTTACTTTTAATTGTGGAAGACGATCACTTGATGCCTTCTCGCTTGTTCCTAGAATAGCGGCCAATTCTAGAGCTTTTGACTGATCGATAGTTGAGAGTTCGCCCATTGCTGTCTCCTTTATTAGGGTCTTTTATAATACATTAACTAGTGGCGTTAGTCAATCGGGATATCATCTTGCTCCATCCAGTTGGGGCCGGTTGTCGCTTCGATGTCCAAGGGTAATAAGAGTTCATAATCAAAGCGTTGCTTCACTTCTGAGGGCATTTCACGCATTGCCCACTTCAGTGCATCAACAACTTTTTTTTCTTCACCGGGAAAAACATCCACCACGATGCTGTCATGAACCGTCAGGATCAATTTTGAGGTGAGTCCTATTTCCTTGAATTTCTTGAATGCCCGTATGCAACTCAGCGGAACAAGGTCGGCTGTTGCAAAACTTTGACACGGATAATTTACAATATTGGTTGCGTTAGTAACACGTCCGTTACGAAGCCGTCTTGCCCCGGGAAAATAAAATTCCCTGCCAGAAGGTATCCGGACTATACCATCCTTTAACACGCCATCCATCAGCTCTTTGTGCCACTTGGCAAGACCTGAGTAGATTTTGAAGTATTCCTTAAAATACTTTTGAACGTGAGGGGCCTCATTGGCACCCATGCCGCCGTACAACGGGGCAAACGTAAACGCTTTCGCGGCCTGTCTCATATCCTTTGTAACATCAGAAACGTCACACTGATTGATGATGCTGGCCGTTTGTTTATGAACATCTTTACCAGACTGAATATCATCAATGATCTGATGACAGCGGCTTAATTCCCCGGCAACCCGGAATTCAAGTCCGGAAAAGTCGGCCTCTAATATCTGACCACCCTCGAACCTAGAAACTACAGCCTTCCGTACAGGAAATTTGTGCCCCTTTGGGATATTCTGAAAGTTTGGATTGGAGCTCGATAGTCTACCGGTCTTAGTTATAGTTTGGTTAAACTGAGCATGAAGAAGTCCGTCCGGCCGTGTCCATTGTTTGATGTTCTTAATAAATGAATCGAGATAGGTACTGATTGCATTCAACCTAGATAACTTAGTTAAAAACAGTATAGCGGTTTCATTGCCCTTTACTTCCGCTTGAGTAATCAGTCGTGCAATTGTGACCTTATCTGTCTTAAATCCATTTATACTGGCATCCCTTGGGCCCTCTGGTACGAGCTTTAATCCAGCTACTTTACCTGTTTCTGTAAGGATATATCCAAGACCATCACAAGCCTCACACTTGGTCAGGTTCTTGTACGGGTTGCCATCAACCTTGTATTTCTGAACACGCCCCCGGCCTTCACAGGCTTCGCAGTGATGTGCCACAGTCTTCATTACCCTACGGGTGCTCTTGCGTACTGTATTAGCAAACTGTGAGGGGCTCATACGAGGCGGTGGGAGCGGTTTGCCGGCGGGGTTATTACCGATGTTGAATGCTCTGCGATGATATTCCCGGTCAGGAACAAAGCGACTATAGACTACCTTAGTCATGTCGATGCCAGAGTTTTTGTTAATTGGGGTATCGCCCATAACGGATTCGATAATCTCGTTGAGCGTATCTTCTATCTCTGCCTTTTCTTTGATGTATTCATCTTCAACCTTTAAAAGCACGTCAGTATCAATACAGATACCATTACGCTCTAGCTCACACAGGAAGAGTAGCATTTCGTTCATCAGGTCAAATACGGGTACAAGACCTTTATTTGAATCTTTTGAAAGGTCTTTTAATTGATCCAGATAAATCTCTGCACAGGACAAGACATCTGCCTCGGCATATTCGATTACAGTGTCGAGCGGCATCTGATCAAACCCGGTGCCACCTTGGAATAAATCATCTACAAGATCAGACTTCTTACGAGTAACATCCCTTCTTTCGGCTGTAGCTTTAAGCGACTTAAATTTTGGCTGAGATCTAGCAAATATGTATTCACCAATCATCGTACACCAGACGCGCTCTGGCAATTTAAAGCCGGCTTCTTGCAGATACATCCAATCGAACTTGGCATTATGTGCCACGCCGATATCTGCCCAATCCAAATCATCTTGTAGTTCTTTTGGACTATCGGGGCTGGTTAAATCCTTGTGATAGAAAATAGCTCTTTTAGCTACTCCGATGACACCATCTTCAACACGCCGCCATTCAGCCATTACAATTTTATTATTTGGGTCAAATGGACTGTTATCCTTTAACCCGAGTATATCCTGCACGGTAGTTTCGAGGTCTAATACGACTGCTTTCATTTAATTTCCCCTTCATTGGCCCCATGCTTTCTGTGAGCAAATTCAAGCCATAGTTTTTCGATTGAATTGAGCTGATCTGCTTGCATCACCAGACGTGTGCCAAAGCCGTAATCATGCTTGTTATGTTGTTTGATAAAGTCCCGGCGTTTGATCCATCCGTTCACACGCATGATGTCTTCGTCACTTGTTTTGCCAACAAGAACAGCAATTTCAGAACGGAATACTTGGGCACTATCAAATATGAGCTGTCCGTATTCCTGATTGCAAAATTTGACATCAATCGATGTATCATCAAACCACAGATCCACACCGCCATCCGTGGCTACGTTAATGGATGGTGGGTCTAGGTTGAAAAGACGGGCCACCGCAAACTCAGCTTTAAATCCGTATATGTTTGCGTCTAACCGGGATTGTTTATCATTCTCTAGACGTGGGCTCACACCCTGTAGCTCAAGAAGCTTCAAGGTATCCTTGGCCATTACTTCAGCCGATAGAGAATCTCGCTTAGTTATCTGTACCAGCATTCACTACTCCGAATAGCGGCTGATGCCGGCCTGAATGTTACAGATCTCTGTGCCGTGCCAACCACTCAATTTATTCTTACTGATGGTTAAATAACGTGTGGTATCCGGCTCACTGTCATCCACATCACCGGGCTCATGCCGGCCAATACCAAGGATCAAATCGGATTCAGCCGCCTTACCAATCTTTGAACCTTCCATATCAAAGGCACTCAAACGAGTTTTACCCTTGGCATCATTGCTGGCTTGGCTAACGGCTATCAGAGCACAATCGTACTTCTTGGCAGTTTCACGGAGCCGCCGGTAAAGTTCTCGAAGTCTTTCATGCCCTGCATTGAAGCTTCCGTTGATATGAACCTTGTCGGCCTGATCAATAATGAGAACGTCTGGCTTTACCTGTTCGCAGTAAGCTTCGATTTTATTAAGATCCCAATCCTGAATCTCGTTCATATCGAAAACGGTCTGCTATCATTTCAAACCTGTCCCGAGCTAAATGCGGGTTATCCCGTATCTGTTCCCGGGTCATGCCTGACCACGCTTGCATTGCACGGAGCATTGTTCGTGTAGTCTTTTCTTCATTCCCTAAATAAATAACCCGTGCACCTTGGTCGCAAAAGCCACCGGGAGCACAGGCTATAGAAACGATAAAGGCTGTCTTGCCCGTCTCTGGTAGGGCAAAGGTAACCATGAATTCTTGAGGGCCTATCCCATAAACATGACGGGATAGAGTTTCGATATTGAACTTCCACCGGCTTTCATTACTTGTTTCAGCCAATAGTATTTCAATGTCTTTGGTCGTGAAGTCACCAAAGTCGGTTGGAAGAAACCCGTCCTTACTACGGTCTAGTAAAGTATTGAGCCTGTCCATTGCCGTATCATTGCCCTCACTTATTTCGAGGCCAATGCTGGCAATCTTGGTTCCGATGTGACGTTGCCACAATCCGTGCAGGACTTCACTTGCTACGGAGTCTGAAAGAGGTGGGGCGTCCTTTATGGTCGCAATCACTCCCTTCATTGATTCAATATCAGAACGTGTAGCGACAGGGTTCTTGTTCTGCCACAACGCTATAACGTCATTGATCTGAAGGTCGTGATCAAACCTGTCATGGGCTTCGCTTATGATTTCATAGATCTCACGAAGCTCATCATCAAACAGGTTTTTAGTCAGGTTCGCCTTGTTTTCATTATAAAAATTTGCACTTGTTAGTGACTTGAGGAGAGATATGTCCATCCGGTTCTGCTCGTCTTTTCGTTGTACTATAGTCGAACTCTAACACAACTACGCCACTAGTGGCAACAACGAAAACCCCGGCGCAATGGCCGGGGATGATATCACTCTGATATTTGCTTGGTAGATCAGCTACTTCTGAGCTTCATTTTTTTTATGTCGGGCTTGTTATCACCGCGCCTTTCACGGATATCCACCTCATGATATATTACACGGGGGTTACCTTTAACTAGGCTGGCAACAGCTTGTTCCAACTTTTCCTCTTCAATGGCGGCTTCTCTATACCCACCGGGAAGGTCATAATCTATGACCACGATTCCTCTTGCTTTCATCTTTACATACCCTTTTTAGGTCAATTTAAATTGTTAAAAATACTAAATCGACAAAGGGGGGGCCTGATGTGGATCACTCCATGAAGATGCCTTTCGGCCATGACAGGAACCATCGTAATTTTTGCGGCGGTATGTCATGTTATTACCCTAACTATCTCCGAACTGTTGTAGCACTTTAGGTCTTGGTTAAGAAACTTTACCGAACACGGTACAAGCCCCTGTAGTTGACGTAGTAACACTAATGACTTACGAGAGGCATCCTTGTCAAGGCATATAGTTAATTTGTTAAATGATAATAGTTGAGACTTTTGTTTTGTATTTAGGTTTGTGCCTAACAAAGCGATACCTGTATATACACCCGTAGCACCTACCGCACAGGCACTGGCCGCGTCTTCTACGACAATACCATGATCTGATTTACCCACGGGAAGTATTCCAGTTACATCACCATATGCCATCCACTTGGGTTTGTGACCATTTAGATGCCGGCCAACAGCCCCTGTGTTGTTATTCATATAAAACAAACACCGGTTTGCTTTCGGGTCGTATCTAATTTGAATTAACCTCTCAGTAAATGCGTATAATGCATTATTATCTTCAAGGTATTTCAGTACGGATGGATGATGGGATGGACACGATGTCATATCAGGTAATGGACGTTTCCATTTTGATGGTGCGTCCGAGCCTTGTCCGGATAACTTACGTTTTATGTAACCAATATCATAATCACGATTAATTACCCCGGATACATAACACGATGCCTTGAAACAATTATAAAGCACGGCACCTGACTTGTATGTAATCGTTAGTGTTCCCTTACCACTACATTCCGGGCAATCAATCCGGATTGTTTCATCCGGTTTAATCTTAATATTTTCTATTACCGATTTCATATCGAACTCCCCTTCGATCTGGTTACGGGTAAGCTCGGCCCCGAAGCGGCCTCGCTAGAAATACACCCATTTTCATGATTCGTCAAGCTGAATTATAGCTGAACTATGCCACTAGTTATGGTGATAACCACCCCCGCATACCCTTAACTTATTGTTTATATTGAATAACCACCTACCCTGAAGGTCGTAGGTTCAAATCCTACTCCCGCAACCAATTATAAAGATTGCCCTGTTTTTGCAGGGCTTTTTTTATTTCACAACACGGTAGTTGTGTGGTGTGGGCAAAAGTGGTTGTTATGTGTCTACGCCACTAGTTGCGGTATACTTAGAAACACTAACTGGGTTCTGTTGAACACTCTTCTCTAAGTCCATCAAAATATGATGGCATGATCCACATTTAATTTTATACGGATCTTCAGACCATATTCTACCACGGGTCATTTGTCCGCAAAAGTCACATTCAATATGCTTGTTATAATATTGGTTATAATCCTTTTCCATTATTCATTCTCCATTAGAGCTTTCCATGAGTCGGGAAACAGTGAGCCCATTCTGTCGCTTATCTGATCAGCAACTATTCTTGATTCAAGCTGAGTATCGTCTGCACAACGTAACCGGGCCATTGACGAGAAGGCATCTAGTGAACCGCTCCATATCCACTCTGTGATCATGTTTTGAGGTAGAAGGCTTCTGGCCTGTTCAGGTGCCACACCATCCGATAGTAGCTCTTTGTATACGGCTACAGCGGCTGTCACAGAGCTTTTCACGCAGTTCTTTCTGAATAGGCTTAGTTTTATTTCACCCTCAGATCCTTGCTTCTTATCTTCGCTCCGTCCGCGCCATTGGTCGGGCAGATAATATTCAATATCAGTATCAACATAACGCCGGCTTATTTCATTCCAACGTAAGAACTTATGCTTCACTAACTGACGTGCCACAAAGATTGGGGCTTTCACATGAAAGGATGCAAAGGCGTGTCCGAAGGGTGATAAGTGCTTATGTTTGGCTAGATAGGTAATAAGTTTTTTATCCCTATCATGTATGATCGGAATCATAATTGGATCAACACCAATGCCAACACTACCGAGAGACTCCGACTTCTTGCCGAAACTAACCCTTGCCGCGTTTACTACGGAAAGGTCAGAACCCATGTGGTCAATGTAAGTTACTTCGATCATGAAAACCTCTTGTTGATCCCCGCCGCCGCAAGCTTTGTTGTTGGCCGGACATATATTGAAAGAACATCCCGGGACTGATGCCCGGTTACTGAGCGAAGCTCATCTTCAGTACACCCCGCTTCTGCCATTTCAGTGGCACCTGTACGGCGTAAATCACGGATTTGAAGCTCCTTGGGAAGACCGGCGGCTCTGCGTATCCGGGCAAAGTATTTGACATACAGGTTACGATCATAAGCCTTACCCGTAGTCTCACACACGATGATGGGGCCATCTGGATCGGTCTTATGTGCGTCCAAACGCTCCTGCAATCGTGGGCTGGCCGGCACTGATACGATTGTATCTGTCTTCTCTTGCTCGAATTCAAATACACCCCTTGGAGTATTGATCCCACACGAGCTGACGCATATCGCCGGGACGCTGACAAAGGTCGTAGCACATCAATACAAGTGTACCGATTGAGCTTATACCCATCTTGTCGGCTGTCTGGATTACCTTTTGTACCTGTTCAGGCTCCCAAAGCACCTTACGGTCTTCTAAACCCTTCAAACGCATATTCTGAAAGGGGTTAGTTGATACTTTTCCGTGGCGAAGACCCACGAACCATATCTTACGCAGGATTTTTATAGTGTGGAGTGCTCGGTGCCGGCTAACAGCCTTCTCAATAGACTGAAACAGCTTGTCTGCTTGTGTTGAGTTCACGTTATTAGATTGTAACTCAGCAAAAGTAAGATGACTGTTCTGTATAGATGTATCAGAGGCTGTACGGATCATAAGCTCATAGAACCGTTTGCTATTGTCCTTGAGCTTTTGCCATTCCGTAGTCGATTTATAGAATGAGATGAGCCCAAAGACCGTGTCTTGACTAACCCGGGCTTCTCTTTGGATACCCCGGCGGTGATCCGCAAACCGTAGCTCTATCTCTTTGGCATACTTAACTGCCTCAGACCGACTCTCGAACTGTTGGTAGCTTTCGTGCAAAGCATTACGAACGGCTTTGGTTGGGTTAAATGCCCAGTAAATTTCTCCACTGGCGCGTGTACGCTTTTCTACATACTTCGGCATATCTATCCCCTACTCGAATGGTGTGTCTGGATGATCAAGCAAACGGGTGCATTTTCGTTGCACTCTTTTGATGTCATCGGTGGGGAAAAACTCAACACAAAGGTCAAGTATGGTGTTTAGTTGTACGTCAGTAAACATATCAACAGGACGTACTCTGTTTGTTTGAGGGGTGTATTCCTCTATTTTTATAGGTGTGCTCATAGCATGATACCTTTCTAGTTATGGTGACAGCTAAGACCATAACTAAAAGATAACTACCGCGTCAAGCTTCTTGTTACTAGTTGACTAACTATGCGGGACTATTGTATGATTCCTAAACTAGGAACGGTTCCTCCCCTTCGCGTTCTTGGTGATCTCTTGTCATTAATTTGGCAAAATTAAACCCCCGGTGCCCATTATGGGAACAACACCGGGGGTCTTTTTGTGTGTATTATAGTGTGTATTAGCCTACTAGCTTCATTTTAGGTGCATCTGGAACGACACGGCATAAAATACCCTCTAAGTCGCTGTTTTGTAGGGCTATAACAGCATTACCAACTTGTATAAGTTCGACTTCCTTACCCATTTCAGCCAATTCGATTGCATCATCCAAAGCTAATCGGACTTCCTTGGCTATTTTTAATGGGATATTGACTTTGTTGTTTGGCAAGTGATGCACTCCTCTCTTACTGAGTTCTATTTCAATAAAATGGAAGTATCATTCAGAGAGTAGTTTGACAAGGGTGTTCCGTGAACAGACCATGAACTATTGAAAACTGGCGCGTGGAGACTTACTGCTACTGTATGCATACCTATGTATGTACAGATTAATAACTAAATAAAATAATGGTCATAACAGATTTTTTTTCATGGCCGGCCCGGTGGCGTTGTTATAATTTAGTTATTGCGTTTTTTTTATTTTGGCCCGATACTATCCGGGCCCGGTGTGGTGCCGGGTTCAATTCACTAGCTAAAAAAGGAACGCGAAAAATGAAACTATTAGACACAACCGGCGCAAATACAAAACTGGCCAAAACAAATAAAAACGCCGTTTATAAGGTGGCCGGGCTTTCACTATATCCTAACTTGATTTTGTGCCCCGGTAGTAAAGCCGCCGGGTGCATGGATGGATGCTTAAAAAGCACCGGTTTTGCCGGGGTTTATAAATCCGTTAATGAAAGCCGGCAAAAGAAAACGGAATTTTTCCAGAATAACCCGGCGGAATTCATGGATCAATTGATCCGGGAATTAACCAATTTTGAGAAATATTGCATAAAACGGGATTTAATGCCGGCGGCCCGGCTTAATGTTTTATCTGATATCGAATGGGAAAAATTAGGAATTCCGCAATTATTCCCGAATATTTATTTTTACGATTACACAAAACGCGCCGCCCGGCTTGGCAATACGCCGGATAATTATCGTTTAATGTTTAGTTATTCTGGCCGGCCGCAATATGCCGCGCAAGTTAACCGGGCTTTAAAATTTAATATCCCGCTGGCCGTAGTTTTCCGGGGGGGTTTCCCGGCGGAATTCATGGGCCGGCCGGTTATTGACGGGGACGCAAGCGATTTAATAAACAGTAAAGCCGGCCGGGTTATAGTAGGATTAAAGGCAAAAGGAAAAATCGCAAAAGCGGATATCGGGGGTTTTGTAGTTGATAACCCGGACGCGCTAACGGTTGCCGCATAATGCGGGGGATTTATATCGCAATCGGCTTTTGCGTTTTCTGGTATTGGATAGCCCTTTTGATATCGAAAGCCGCCGGGACGTAACCGGCCCGGAACATATAACAGAACAAGCCCCCGGACGCCGTGCCGGGGGTTTTTTATTAATGGCTTTACAATTTATTTAAATTGGTTTTATAATGGCCCTTAGCTGGTGGCGTGGTGCCGCCGGTGTTAATTCACTAGCTAAAAAAAGGAATGTGAAAAATGGGAAATCAAGATTTAATCTTTAGCCGTAACTTTAATGACGGTTTCATGAGCCCGGCGGATATATCAACAAAAGCCCCGGCCGCTTTCACCGGATACGCAAGCCCGGAACGGTCAAGCCGTTACGGTTATTTGAGCACCGGGGATGCTATCGATATTTTGGACGGTTACGGTTACGGCGTAACGCAAGCCGCGCAAAAGCGAAGCCGGAAAATTGACGGCCAAAATTATGCGGAACATATGCTGGCATTTTCGCACCGGGGGGACGCTGGCAACGCCGGGGAATTCCGGGCCGAATTAATCCTATATAATAGCCATGACGGCACCAGCTCATTAAAATTATTCGCCGGCTGTTATCGGTTTATTTGTTCCAATGGCCTAATTTCCGGGGACGGTATAGAAACCCGGTTACGCCATAGCATGGGCAATGCGGCCGGTTTTGAAAGCATGGTTTCCGATATTGCGGGGGAATTGCCCCGGCTTATGGAACGAATTTTCCGCTTGCAAGATACGAAAATAAGCGAAGCGGCCGCGCAAGAAATCGCAATCCGTGCCGCCGGTATGCGCTGGAATGATAGCCGGGCAATTGACGCCGGCGAAGAAATCCCCCGGGGGGCTTATTTTACGGCCCGGACGGTTTCCGCTTTAAACGCGGCCAATCGATACGGGGACGCCGGCCCGAATGCATGGCTTGCATTTAACCGGGTTCAAGAAAATGTTATTCGCGGCGGTGCCCCTATCCTATCCGTGACGGATAAAAAGCCCGGGGGCAATTTCCGGAAAGCCCGGGGGATAACGTCCGTTCGGGATAACGTAAAAATAAACCGTTCATTATGGGACGCGGCCGAAGAAATCGCCGGCATTGCGGAATGAGGGGGCCCGGTATGTTTAAAACAATATTAACGGCCATTGCGGAATTCATAACGCTGGTTTTGATGTTTGGGGTTTTTTATGTTCTGCTATGGATGGCCCCCGGAATTGATGCCGCAATAATTGAATGGAAAGCCGGCGGATAATTTCCCCCCCGGATAAAAACGAAACAAGCCCCCGGCATTACGTCCGGGGGTTTTTTATTGCGCCGGGTTAACCGTTCCGCTGGCCGGCCATATAACGGCCATAGGGGGCTTTAATACGTCCCCGGCTGGTAACCTAGCCCGGGAATAATTAGGGGCTTTAAATGGGCTTTAAAACGCCGTTAATCGTGAAACCGTCCCCGGGCCCGTTCCGGCTTTACGCCGGGGGGATAGGGTTTAAATATCGGATAACGTGCACCGGGGGCCCCGTCCCGCCGGCTTATGGTTTCCGTAATGGGGGCACCGGGGAAAAATCCCGGGCCATGGCCGGCGAATAACCCCTAGTTATGCGGCCCGGATTTAATAACCGTTTATTTCCGGGGGCTTGCCCGGGCCGGTGGTTTTTTTATGGTTATTTTTCCCGGGAATATTCCGCCGGGCTTTTGTAATAAATAACTAAACGCTAAACGATTAACCCTAAAAAACCTATATTCTACAAGGGTTTGCGGCCGATCAAGGGGGGCCGGGGCGACTGCCGGGTGGGGGGTAGTGGTTAGCGTATACAACTACGCCCAGAGATTGGAAAATCAACACTGTCAACAGGCCCATAGGGGCTCCGTACTCAGATCAATAGACCGGTACGGGACTAGAATTTGTAAATGAAGGTATTAATCTACCGTATTTCAGGGATTGAGATATCAATACTGTCAACCTTGGCCCTGAACGGACTTAATACGGAATAAACCGTACGGAATATCGTACGTTACACGATATATAGTATGTTAAATGTCACTAAGGCCATAGTTGTTGACATAGTTATACGATTATTATACGATAACTAAGACTACGGGAGTTATCCTGTGGTATGTATCATGTGGTGATACGTTATTATGACAGATAAAGTTGATATTGAGATCCCGGTAACAGTTGAGAACGACCTCGAAGTCGATTCCGATGGCCGGTTCTATCTTCAGACATTTCTTTTCCCAAACGATGAAGATGACAGTGTCGAATCCCGTGTTTTATTCGAGGATGTCATCGAAAACCTCATTGAATTCTACCGGAATGACATGACAAGCACAGGCTACGGTCAATTGTACCAGATAGCCAATGAATTCGAGCGTCATACGGATAAGCTCCGTGAGGTTGCCGGATATATGGAAAACAGAAGTCTGACCGATGACATCTTCGCTGACATCTAGGGCATATTTTAACCCTGAACGGATGACTAACCTCGATTCAAGTCAGGTTGGCACTGTCGGTGAGTTCTTCGTGGCCAGTATCTTGGCCGGCTACGGACTTGAGGTACATCACACCAAATCTAATGGCTATGACCTTCTCGTATGCTTGCCGGATGGCAAGGTTGTGCGGGTCGATGTTAAAACGAAAAAAGCCGCGACAGGATCACGGCTATTTAGCATTAAAAAAGGTAAGACAACTACGTTCCGGGAATACGAGACAGGAGATTGTGATATCTTCGCTCTAGTATGTCTTGAGGATATGTCCGTAGTCTTTGAACGGTGTGAAGATTACGATGGAAAGAACTCGATTTATATCAACCGGGATGTTCACAGGGAATCTTGTCCGTATGAGTCATGGGTTAGTAGTATTACCCCCGGCCATCAACGATTAGATTTTAGCACGGATATGAGAATTCGTCAATAGCTCCGTCCGTAGTAACGCACATTACAAATGTTACACTAGGTGTTGCAATAAAATACGACTAGTGTTATAACAATGGGCAGAGGCTCCTTGTCTTCAAAATCCAATAATATTAATCTCGTGTACATCAGGGCCGCAATTGAAGCGGCTACTGGCGTTAAGCTTACTCAGGAACAGGTACGTCAGTATTTGTTAGAAGAGGGCTTAATTTCCCCGTACCAACATAAACATCATGCCACCGAATTCCGGGGCTACAGTGAGTATTACGATCATGCCGAAGCTGTGCGCCCGGGGCAAGAGGGCGGCGAAATCGAAGTACAAGACGTACCCGAGTGCCTACGCGAACGGGTACGCGGTACAGGTGTGCAAGGGAACTAAGCCCGGGCTCGATGGCAAAAAGAAAGCCAGCGGAGCTTATGCGGCTGGTGGTGGCCTCGTAACAACTTCCGATAAAGCGAATGGATACGCCAAGGGCGGACTCGCTAAGTGGTTTGGACAGAATGATGGAAAGGGCTGGGTTGACTGTAATACGGGCAAACCCTGTGGTCGTAAGAAGGGTGAGAAGCGTGACAAGTATCCCGCCTGTAGGCCCACGATGGCCCAATGCAAATCAAGCAAACCAAAATCTAAAAAAACGGGCTCCAAAAGGGTCAAGTGGACAAAACCAGCGAAATAGGGATCATTTGAAATGAAATATGCAAATTGCGGTGCATCAACCAAAGCGGCCTCGAAGGTCAAAATGAACCAAGGTGGGTTCATGAAAATTGGTTCTCAGCTCCAGAAACTAGATGTGAATAAAAGCCGTGATAAAGCGGCAATGAGCTCCGGCGGCATGGCGGAACAACGCCGTAAAGAAGAGGATAAAAAGTCAGGCAAGAAAACCAAGCGTGGTGAGATTGTCGAGGCGAACAAAGGTAAGGCAGTTAAGAAAGTTGCCTTTAAGAATTGTTCTAATTGTCCAACCAAAGCCAAGTGTAAGGCCGCTGGTAAGTGTATGGCTAAGACAGCCGCATACGGTGGTAAGCACGTTATGAAAAAGAAAAAGAAGTAATCACATGGCTACGACCAAAGACGTTAAGCGTATGCCTAGCGGCCGGATCAAATACCGTGATGAAACCTTTGCAGGGTATAATAAGCCCAAAAGGACAAGTGGTGGCAGTAAGAAGTTTGCCGTTCTTGCTAAGAAGGATGATCAGATCAAGCTAATTCGCTTTGGCGACCCTAATATGGAAATTAAGCGTGATAACCCTGATCGCCGCAAGAGCTTTAGAGCACGACATAACTGTGACACCGCCAAGGATAAATTCACGGCGCGATATTGGTCGTGTAAAAAATGGTGATTTAAGTGTCAGACACACCCGAGAAGAAAAAGATAACCGAACGGCAAGAGGCTTTTTTAGAAGCCTTATGCGGAGAAGCGCGTGGAGACATCCGCGCCGCGATGCGTATTGCAGGGTACTCAGATGCAACGAAGATTGCAGAGGCTGTTGCGCCTATCCGTGATGAGATTGTCGAACGGGCCAGCATGATGATTGCAATGAATGCGCCGAAGGCCACGTTCAGCATGGTTGATGTATTGAACGACCCTTCCGCAATGGGTGCACGAAATGCAGTTAGTGCGGCAAGCCAAATCCTTGACCGAGCCGGCCTTGTTAAAAAGGAACAGGTAGAAGTTAAGGGGCCAGAGGGGGGTATTTTTATTCTGCCACCAAAGCAGATTGAGCCCGAATATGACAACGGAAACGACCCCGAATAAATGGCCAAATAAAAGTCGGAAGTATGCCACATCGAATATTCCGATGGGGTATATGCCGTCAGAGGATGACCCGCTCGTATTGGTGCCTGATTGGCACTTCATAGGGTTTCTCGAAAAGGCAATGGATTATCTTGATCAAGGTAATTCCTACCGTGAGACGGCACAGTGGTTGAGCGAGAATTCCGGTAAGGAAGTATCTCACCAAGGTATTGCAAACGCATGGAAGCGTAACCGTGGTGATAATAAGAACCCCCGGATAAAACAGCTCAAACAGCGTAAGAAAAAGAACGCACCTAAATCCAAAGAGGAGAAGGCACTCCATGATCTCAAACTGCGTGAAGCGGCGGCGAAGCGAAGTCTCACAGCAACTAAGAAAAAGATCAGTGCTTTAAATGGGGAAGAAGAAGACGTTCCCAGTGCGCCACCCAAACAGGGTCAGTTCAGCGATACGCTCGACTTCCAAGCACAACCAAAAGAAAAAGAGGTTGTCTTTAGCCCAAACCCCGGCCCCCAAACAGAATTTTTGGCGGCACCCGAAAGAGAAGTCCTCTACGGCGGAGCGGCCGGCGGAGGCAAATCGATGGGATTACTCGCAGATCCCCTCCGGTATTTTGGAAATCCTAACTTCAACGGACTCATCCTTAGACGTACCAACGATGAACTCAGAGAGCTTGTATGGAAGAGTCAAGAACTGTACCCGCAAGCGTACCCGGGAGCGAAATGGCAGGAAAAGAAAAGCCAGTGGGTATTCCCGAGTGGTGCACGTTTATGGATGACGTATCTTGAACGAGAAGAAGATGTTTTACGTTACCAAGGTCAAGCCTTTAGTTACATCGGCTTTGACGAACTTACTCAACACAGTACGCCGTTTGCATGGAATTATATGCGAAGCCGTCTCAGAACAACTGACCCGGATCTTCCTATATTCATGCGAGCTACTACTAACCCCGGTGGCCCGGGTCACCAGTGGGTTAAGCAGATGTTTATTGACCCATCTCCGCCAAATACGGCGTTTGCGGCAACAGACCTCGAAACAGGCGAAACATTAACTTACCCGGAACATCATGAGAAAGCTGGCATACCTCTATTCTTCAGACGGTTTATTCCTGCAACCCTCAAGGACAATCCGTATCTGTTCAAAGAGGGCAGTTATGAAGCCAACCTTCTCTCTCTTCCTGAAATGCAAAGACGCCAATTGCTGGAAGGTGATTGGGCAATTGCTGAAGGAGCGGCCTTCCCTGAGTTCAAACAGGGCGTACACGTTGTCGAACCTTTCGACATACCACACGATTGGCGGAGGTTTAGATCTTGTGATTTCGGCTACAGCTCATACTCGGCTGTTCACTGGTATGCCATTGACCCGTCATGGGAAACTCTGATAGTATATAGGGAACTATACGTTAGTAAGCACACCGGTAAAGATTTAGCTAGGGCCATACTTGAGCTCGAACACGGTGAGAATTTACAGTATGGTATTCTTGACTCATCCTGTTGGCACAACAGAGGCCAAATAGGCCCGAGTATTGCAGAAGAAATGATTACGATGGGATGCCGTTGGCGTCCGAGTGATCGTTCTGCCGGAGCCCGAATAGCAGGGCGTAACAGACTTCATGAATTACTGAAGGTAGACGAAGAGACGGGAAGCCCCGGCATCGTGTTCTTCAATAACTGCCGACAGGCTATCGCAGATCTCCCTGTAATTCCCAATGACCCGAAGGGTGGGGAAGACATCGATCAGCGTTACAGAAGCGACCACGCATATGACAGCATTCGCTACGGAATAATGAGCCGGCCTCGGGCGGCATCTCCCTTCGATAGTTGGGGGAAGAAACCAGAGCCCATTTGGAAACCGGCAAGTATGAGATTTGGATATTAAAGCATGGCAATAGTAGATCGTCCCGAAGACATGGATATTGAAGATGGAGCTATAGGGTTAGCAGACGCCCAAGATCCCTCAGATGATTTTGAACTATCCGGCGTAGTCGGGTGGATTGAAAGCCGTTATAACAAATCTAAATCTTGGCGAGAAACAGATGAAACACGCTGGCTCCGCTCGTATCGAAACTACCGTGGTCTATATGGCCCCGATGTTCAGTTTACCGATACAGAAAAATCACAAGCATTTATTAAGATTACCAAAACTAAGGTATTGGCGGCATATGCTCAGATTGTTGATGTCCTTTTTGCAGGAAGCAAATTCCCCATCGGGGTTGAGTCTTCTAGCAAACCTGTTGGAATGGCAGGATCTGTCCATTTTGACCCACAGGAAGTAACCGAAGAAAAGATTGCAGAGGCAACGGGGGAACCTTCACGCCGGACAAATGCGACTACGGCACGTCCTGAGATCCTCGATAATCTGGGTGATATGGCTAATAAGCTGGAACGGGTAGAAGAGAACCTTCGCCCCGGGCCCGGCGTAACGCCAACAGCATTTACCTTTGAACCAGCTAAAGAAGCCGGCCGTGAAGATGGAAAAGACCATCCACGACCAGCTTGAAGAGAGTGAAGCAAGTAAACACCTCAGAGCTGTAGCTTTTGAAATGAGTTTATTCGGAACGGGCATCGTCAAGGGCCCGTTTGCTCATATGAAAGAATACCCGAATTGGAATGACGAAGGTGAATACGACCCAGCTTTCCGCAACATTCCAAAGGTAGAGTCCGTTAGTATTTGGAATTTTTATCCTGATCCTGACGCACGAAGCATGAACGAGTCAGAATATGCTATTGAGAGACATAGACTGAACCGGACACAAATGAGGGCATTAAAGAAGCGTCCTTATTTCCGTGAGGAAGCCATTGAGCTGGCTATTGAGTACGGAGCAAATTACACCGCTGAATATTGGGAAGAGGCTCTAGAGGATAACAACACCTCTAGTGACGTTGACCGATTTGAGTGCCTTGAATATTGGGGCATTGTTGATGCTGATATTGCAGATGAAGCTGGCATTGATATCCCTGATGAGTTGGCTGATAACGACCAAATTCAGATTAACGCATGGGTATGTAACGGACAGATTTTACGTCTGGTACTAAATCCATTTACACCTAGCCGTATTCCATACCATGCGGTGCCATACGAATTGAATCCTTACAGCTTCTTTGGTGTTGGCCTCGCAGAAAACATGGAAGACACCCAAGAGATCATGAACGGGTTTATGCGGATGGCTGTCGATAACGCGGCATTGTCATCTAACCTGTTGATTGAGATAGACGAGACTAACCTCGTCCCCGGACAAGACCTATCTGTATATCCCGGCAAAGTGTTTCGCCGGCAAGCAGGGGCACCGGGTCAAGCTATCTTCGGCACCAAGTTTCCGAATGTCACAAATGAATGTCTAATGATGTTCGACAAGGCACGGCAACTATCCGATGAGTCCACAGGAATGCCGAGCTATGCACACGGTATTAGTGGTGTGATGGGTGTTGGAAGAACCGCTAGTGGGATGTCGATGTTGATGGGCGCGGCGGCACAAAACATTAAAGCCGTGGTACGGAATATCGATGACTACTTGTTGGCCCCTCTTGGAAGAAGCCTATTCAGTTTCAATATGCAGTTCAATTTTGACCCCGCAATACGGGGAAGTTTGGATGTTGTTGCTCGTGGTACTGAAAGTCTGATGCGTAACGAAGTACGCTCACAACGCTTGCTTCAATTCATGCAGATGACCGCTAACCCGGCTATGGCACCGTTTGTTAAGTACGACTACATCCTGAGAGAGCTTTCAGCGTCAATGGATCTAGATGAGGACAAGATCCTTAATGATCCACGCGAGGCGGCTATTCAGGCACAGATGATGGCGGAGATTGCCGCTATGATGCCACAACCACCGGGTGGTCAACAAGGCCCAGCGGAAGGGGCTGGCGTCCCATCAGCTAATGACCCTACCGGAACAGGTAATGGTAATATTGCACCGGGAATGGCACCCGAGCCGGGAGCCGCTGGATTTACTGGCGGTGGCGGCGGAGCCAACGGTGGACAACCACCCGCACCCGGGCCTGAAGGCGCAATTCAATAATGGATAAATCAAACGCAAGGGCTCTCCTACCGCTCGTTAATGATGTCGATAAGTATGATGTCTTGATGGGCTACCTAGATAGCCGGATCGAAACACTCCGTGGCTATCTTGAGAACACAAAAGAGTTCGAGAAAATAATTGATCTACAAGGGGCAATCGCGGAGATCCGCCGAATGAAGACCCTTCGGGAACAGGCTATTGAGGGAGCAAAATAGTGGCGGATATGATGACAACTAAGGGCCGTAAGGTCTATGAAGATAAAGAAACTGGTGAGAACTATTCTGAGCGTAGCATTACATTTGAAACAGACGATGGCTGGATAACAATCCCCTCTGTTGATGCTGAAGGTAATCAGATGTCTCAGGCAGAGCTTGAAAAATTCGTTGAAGAAAATGGCCCAGTAGATCCACTCACAGGTGAAGAACTTCCTTTGTTTGAAAGTGTTGAGGATGCTGAAAATTATGCCAAAGAGCGCAGTGATAATTTAATGCCTGAAACTGAAGAGGTGCCTGAAGGCTACCACACAATGCCAGACGGAACGATGATGAAGGATAGTGATCACGTTGAGATGTACCACGGCGGGATGGCCTGTGGTTGTGATGATTGTAGTGATGGGATGATGAGCCCAGATTCTATGGATTATCATATTGGTCATGATGAAGTGTCAGGTAATCCAATTCCACCCGGCTCCAACGCAATGAATGTCCGTGACGATATCCCCGCTGTACTCAGTGATGGTGAATATGTCGTACCAGCCGATGTGGTTAGATATCACGGACTAAAAACTTTCATGGCTCTTAGGGATGAGGCGAAGCTTGGTCTGATGGCAATGCACTTTGAAGGGCAAATCCAGACCATCGGTGACGAAAATGAATATGAAGAAGCTCCCACAGAACAAGAGGAATCCGATAGCGAAGAGCTTGCGGACACCGAAGTTCAGGCCGAAGACGGTGACGCCGAAGAAGGGCAAGGGGAGTTTCAAGAGGAATATGAAACACCAGAAGGCAATACAGTAGAGGTTGCATCTGGAACAATTGAAGAAGAACTGATGATGCCGGAATACGAAGAATATGACGAGGAAGAATACCCGTCAGATCCCGGTCAGTTCTCATATCGTCCGTCAATGTCTTTTGTCGTGATGAAACGCTAATTGCGCGGTAGGGCATACCCGCAAACCACCGGATTAGTGGCGTAGTTCAATTATAACTTAGCTAATCTGGTCTACTTTGAGGCCCCCATAGGAGAAATCATGGCTAAATATCAAGGCGCGTACCGCGAGGACGTGTATAATGAGGAGTCTGTTGGACAACAACAGCCCGAAGCAAATCTAAACGAAGCCCCGGCGGATAACGAAGAGGCTACTTTCAAAAAGCGTTACGGTGATCTTCGCCGGCATATGCAACAGCAAATGGCAAATAGAGATGCCCAACTTGCTGAAATGAAAAACCAACTCGACTCGGCTACGAAACAACAAATTAAGTTTCCAAAGTCTGAAGAAGAGGTAGCCGCATGGGCAAAGAAGTATCCCGATGTCGCTAATATTATCGACACAATCGCACAGAAGCGTGTTCAAGAAGCACTAACGGTTGGTGAACAAAAGCTCGAAGAAGTTAAAAACTTTGAGAGACAGGTAAAGCGAGAGAAGGCAGAAGCCGAGCTCCGCAAAACCCACCCCGATTTTGACAACATTCGTGCAAGTCGAGATTTTCATGATTGGGTAACTGAACAACCACAATATGTTCAGGACGCCCTTTATAAGAATAACACTGACGCTAAAGCCGCATCCCGCGCTATTGATTTATATAAAGCGGATAAAGGCATTAAGCGTAAGCGTAAAAGTGATAGTTCTGCCGCACAGGCCGTAGGTCGGTCAGGTACAGCCGCCCCGTCCGGTGGCAGAGCAATGTTCAAAGAGAGCCAAATTGATAAGATGACAGCCGCCGAATACGAAAAAAATGAGACGGCAATCATGGAGTCAATCAAGAATGGCACCTTTGAATACGACTTATCTGGTGGAGCTCGTTAAAACGCCACTTGTAAAAGGTACAATACTTGTGGTATAACATCCTCAGTTATAGTAGAGCCGTTGCCCTTCAACCTACCTCTACAAAAACCCCCCAAAAACCAGAAGAACACTTCTAAGTTACCTGAAGCTGTCCGGCCCTTCCGCTAATTCACTATGGAAGATACCCGGTAAAGGTTCAGCCCTAAGAGAGAGTTTCCTCTGTTTAGTACCAGAAACCCCGACCTCACTAGTGGCGTAGTTCAGCTACTGTTCAACTAAATGAGGTTGTTTTTGCCTACTTAGCATCAAGGAGATGAATCATGGCATTTGCAAGCGCAGGGGGCTATGCAAACCTACCTAACGGTAACTTTAGCCCCGTCATTTACTCCCAGAAAGTCCAGAAGGCTTTCCGGAAGTCCTCAGTGGTAGAAGATATCACTAACACCGATTATATGGGTGAAATCGCCAACTACGGTGACTCAGTCCGTATCATCAAAGAACCTGAAATCACAGTTAGCTCATATGCACGAGGCACCGCTGTCGCCGCGCAAAATTTGAGTGACGCCGATTTCTCACTCATTGTCGATCAAGCGAACTACTATATGTTCAAATTGGACGATATTGAGCAAGCCCACTCCCACGTCAACTTCATGGATCTTGCTACAGATCGTGCCGCATATCGTTTGCGTGACACTTTCGATGCAGAGGTTCTCGGCTATCTTGCCGGTTGGGAAGACGATGGTTCCGGTGGATGGCAGAGACGTACCGCAGTAAACGGTACTAAAGCTGACTCAACCGCCGGTAATGACGAACTTTTGGCCGCAAACTCACTCGATATCACCGACTTTGGTGGATCTGATTTGGGTGTTGCTTCCGAAGTAACTTCTATCCCTGTAGCCGCTGGCGGCGGTGCATCTGGTATCAGCTCTCCACTGGAGATCCTGAACCGCATGGCCCGTCTAATGGATCAGGCAAACGTAGATACCGCAGATCGTTGGTTTGTAGCCGACCCTGTCTTCTACGAAATCCTGATGGATGAAGACTCGAAGTTCGTTAACGCTGATTTCGGCGGCGGTGAAGAGATCCGCAACGGCCGTGTTGGCGAAGGCTTGATCCGTGGCTTCCGTGTCTACAAGTCCAATAACCTTCCATACGAAGGCACTGGGCCGGGCACATCATTGTCCACAGGTTCTGAGACTAACTTCGGAATCGTAGTTGCTGGTCATCAGTCAGCCGTTGCTACTGCACAGCAGTTGAACAAGACTGAAGCCTACCGTGACCCAGACTCATTCGCGGACATCGTTCGTGGTATGCAGTTGTACGGCCGGAAGATCCTTCGTCCTGAAGCAATCATGACTGCGACTTACAACCTCGCATAAATAAACTGGGTAGCCTTTCGATTTGGGGGGCTACCCTTTTATGCTTTTTAATTTGAGAAAATGACCAGATGCCGAGTAACTACATCGATCTTACAAACGAGCTATTACGCCGTCTTAATGAGGTAGAAATCGCGCAAGCTGATTTTGGAACCACTCGTGGTGTTCAAGCTCTGGCTAAAGACTCAATCAAGGCGTCTATTTCAAAGATTAATCAGGCCGAATATGAATGGCCTTTTAATGCGGCTGAACACACACAGACGCTTTCAGTAGGTCAGGAAGAATATTCATGGCCCACATATTTTAAAGTAGCTGATTGGAATTCCTTCCAGCTTCAAAAAGATGCAAACCTCGGGATTGATCATACAACACTTCAGTTTATCTCCCGGGATGAGTGGTACAAAAGTTATCACGACAAAGACGATGATGCAGGGGTAACAGGTACAAGCGTACCCATTTATGTATTCCCCGGACATGGTAACGGATATGGTGTAAGCCCCAGCCCCGACAAAGCATATGGGCTAAAGTTTCGATACTACATGACGAACGTAGACCTAGTAGCCTACAACGATGAGTCCCGCATCCCAAATTCATACAACAACGTAATAATCGATGGTGCTTTGTACCATATGTATATGTTCCGAGATAACCCAGAGGCGGCAGGAGTTAGTGCACAGCTATTCCAGCAAGGGTTAAAAGAAATGCAGGGCATCCTGATAAACAAATACCAAAGCATCACTGATACCCGGATACACCGCCACCGTGGTCTTTCAAGCTCCCTATTGAGTACACGTTAAATGCCAGATCGCATTCAGTCCTACAAAGTTATTTGTGGTGGCGGATTGAATTCAAATGAGAACCATCTGGATCTCAGTGAAAACAACCCCGGGGCCGCAACCCGCCTCGTTAATTACGAGGTTAGCCTCTTTGGGGGCTATAGGCGTATCGAGGGATTTCAACCTTATAATTCAACATATCAAGAGGTTGATCCTACAAACGCTGAAGGCAAGATTTTATCGGTAGCTATTTTCAAAGGACGATAACCTTAACGAGACAGTTATCATTGCCGCCCGTAAGGTAAAAAAATATACATTCACCGCAACGGCCGGACAAACCGCCTTCACTGGCGCAGATGATAATACCAGAACACTTACAGTTGCCAATCCGGCAGAAGTAGATGTCAGTCAGAATTCAAGTGACCTTAATATTACTTCTGACTATACTGTATCTGGTAATACTGTCACGTTAGCTTCCCCTGCAAGTGCAGGAGACACAGTTGTAATCGATACTAATCAATATGCTTTATATCGATATGCACCGGGTGGCTGGACTAAATACACCACAGGGTTAACGCACACAATGCGTGACACCTCACTTCAAGTTACCAAGTTAAGACACGTTAATTTTAATTTTGGTGATGGTAACAAGATTTGTTTTGTTGATGGTGTTAATAAAGCTTTTCTTTTTGATGGTGTTAATTGGCAAGAATTATCGAGCGGTAATTCAGGCGGATCATCAAGCCCGGGTGGGGCACAGTGTGTAGATGCGCCGTCATTGGTAGATGCCTTCGAGAACCATCTATTTCTTGGTGGGGATGCATTAAGTGAAGCAACGATTGCTTATAGTGCACCAAATGACCCCCTAGACTTTACGAGTGCAAACGGTTCAGGCCAGTTGGCCATTGGTTTTGATGTAGTCCAGTTTAAACCTTTCCGTGGTGATTTATTCGTATTCGGAACAAACGGCATTAAAAAAGTAAGCCCAGACCTTACAGCCGGATTTGTTCTTGACCAAGTAACAACCAATGTGGGCTGTATTGCCCGGGACAGTGTCCTTGAGATTGGTGGTGATCTGGTCTTCTTGGCCCCGGACGGACTTAGACCGGTGGCGGGTACAAGTAGGATCGGTGACGTTGAACTTGAAACTATTAGTAAAAGCATTCAACAACTTCTCGTAGATTTACCACGAGACTTTGACCTAGACAGCCTTAACGGCGTGGTCATTAGAAGCAAATCCCAGCTCCGTTATTTTATTGGTAATGATACGGATGCGGATACGACAGATAGCTTCGGAATTATTGGTGGTCTTAGATCCGCCGACCAGCGATTAGGTTGGGAATTTGGAGAGCTGATCGGGATTAGGGCCAGTGCCTGTACCTCGGCATATGTAGGCCGAGAAGAGCTGGTTCTTCATGGGGATTATAACGGCAAAATATATCAGCAAGAGAAGGGTACAAACTTCGATGGAACGGATATTTTAGCTGTATACGCAACCCCATTCTTCGACTTCGGGGATACTGAAGTACGAAAGACAATGCGAAAGACTAATACGTTTATTCGCGCAGAAGGCCCCCTTACTTTGAACATGGCCGTTAACTACGATTGGGAAGATCCCCAATACAGCAAAGCCAAGTTCATATTCGCAACAATCTAAGGGTGCGCCTGTTAGATATAAGGGCCGAAACATTTCTTACGCCGGCACCAGCATTAATTACGGCGGTAATGAAAAACCAATCGTTACCACCTCGATCCAAGGTTCTGGATACGCTGTACAGCTCACATTCGTGACGCTTGGCGATTTTAATCCATACTCGATTCAAGGAATTGTTTTCGAGTTCAGTGTAGCAGGAAGACGCTAAATGGCAGGATATACAAGACAGTCTGTAGCTGACATCATTAACGGGGCTAATATTACGGCACCGCCACTGAATGCTGAATTCAACCAGCTTCAGACGGCGTTTGATCCAACTAGCGGCCACTCTCACGATGGCTCGGCCGGAAACTCCCCTAAAATTAACCTAGCAACTTCCGTATCGGGATATCTTCTTCCAGCAAACGGCGGAACAGGTGGTCGTAGTAATACAACAGCTACGTCAAACCCAACCACCACAGATGATGCAAACGCGGGGATATGCCCCAACATCAGTATGGTTAAACACAACCACAAACAGGTTGTTTATTTGCGTTAATAATACAGTCGGCAGTGCGGTGTGGACTGAGGGCGTTGCAATCAGCCCCAATAATAACATTACGCCATTAACTTCAAACACCGTAGATATAGGGACGAGCACATATCAATTTAAAGATATTCATATTGATGGTACGGGGTATATTGATACCGTTAGCGGCGATACTTTATCTCTTTCTGGTAACGCTTCTATCGGTGGGAACATTACTCTCACTGGTAATCTCACTCAGTCAGGTAATGCTTCGATTACTGGAACGGGTTACTTCGGTGGTAATGTCACTACTAACTCGAATCTCACAGTCAATGGAACGCTAAACGCCAACGCCGATACTAACCTCGGTAACAACACCAATGATACAATTGCATTCCTTGGACGTGTTGGAACAAGCATTCTCCCAACCACGGATGGTACATATAATCTAGGTTCAAGCTCAAATGAATGGCAGGATCTGTTCATTGATGGAACGGCTGAGATTGATCAGCTTAACGCCGACAGCGTAGACATTAATAACGGTAACATCGATAACACAGTTATTGGTGCGGGTACTCGTGCGTCTGGTGCATTTACTGGCCTGACTGTTGACGGTACTATTAGCTTTGCCGGCGCAACAGTTTCTAATTTAGGTAACGTCACAACCGCTGATATTAATGGTGGTACTATCGATGGCGTAACGATTGGTACAAACTCTGCCGTTACAGACCTTCGCGTAGATAACCTGAAGGTTGATGGTAATGCTATTACATCCACCAACACAAACGGCAACATTGATATTACGCCTAATGGCACTGGTGAA